AGTGTGTCAAGAAATAGAATAATTTATTCTTTATTATTATTTATTGGAATAATTTATTCTGAATTATTTATTCCAGTCGTTTGGAATAATGGGAATAATTCTGAAACATTAGTTGGAATTGAATAGTGTTAATCTGGCGGGTTATTTAACCATTAGCAATTGTCTTGGAGTCCACTGCATAAGCAGCCTCGACAACCAAGTCTGGACAACTTGGGTTAAGTATGCCGCACAAATTAACATTAGTTGGAATTGAAGAAACAACATCAGATAAGAACTTTGTATTGATTGTGGCCGTTCAATTCGGTCCCCGACACGGTGTCAATATTGTCGAGTTCTTTTCGATGGAGTGTTTCCATCAAACCCGCAAGAGTTACTATCCGTATGGACTCTTGTATAAACTTAAACCTACGGGTGGCAGTTTATCTACTTACAATATCATATGTAGGCCGATTAATATTCGCTATATTAATCTAAAGTTTGGTACAAAATAGGCAAGCTGTTAGGGCTGAAAAATTAGAGTTTAGGACTCATGTCTATGTTTGTCAGCTTATTTGTTTTAGAGTTTGTGCCTATATGTCGCTGGAGCCGGGAAAGCCGCGCTTCACAGGGCATGGAATAGGCCATTCTCGCAAGCCAGCCAGCGCCAGCCAAGCGTTACGGCAATATTGAAGTGATTATATGGGTGATGATTTGCGTGTCTCAGGCATACACTGGAGCACGCATAATGAGTGTGCACTGTGCTCACCGTATCGCATGAGTTGGGCGCAAGTCGTCACCCACATAATCACCTTACCTTATTGAGCAAACGCCTGTGTGCTGCGGAGAATCCGCACATAGTGGGTTTCGGAGCGTGGTTTCTGGATGGGCCAGAGGCCACAACAGTCACAAACTTTAATTGGAGTATAGAATGAGCACTGAGAAAACTTGCAGTATTGTTGGCATCCACACTGTTGGCATCCTGACAAACAAACGTTATCACGCAAGATTTGAAGTTCCTGGAATGCTGGATAGTAAGACAATTAGTGCTATCGAACTTGCTATGTCTCACATTGTTGCTGGTCGTCAGATTGTTTTGTCTGGTGAAAGTATTGAAATGCATGATGGAATTAACAAGTATGTTGCCTCAAATAATGCTGCGTCAATTGCCGGGCTTTCTGCGAACATTAAACAACTGCAAAAAAGCTGTGACAAACGTGATGAGCAATATGCAGAGCTGAAAGCAGAGCGTGATGCGTTGCAGAAAATCCTAGACTCACTAGACGGTGTATTCCTAAGTGTGCACGTAAACTCAACTCGTGGTAAAGAGCGTCGTAAACCTATCGAAGAGAGATTCTTACGATGACTCGTAAACACTCAGCCAAGTGTGTTCGGATAAACTTCGACAATGACATTCATCACTATGTTGAAGTTGGTGGTAAGTATTACTACAATGGACGTACAGGCCTCAATGTAGTTATCGCAGAGCCTGACGGCTTTTGGAAACAGTCCATTGCCACCATTGTTGACGCAAATGCAGACTGCGGTAACTTGAAAGAGCTTGCAAGATATGCCAGACACTTTGGTGGTAAACTTGCTGTCAGACACTATATCCGCCATTGGGAAACAAACAATGCGTAAAACTTTAAAGCAAAAACTTCGTGCTCAGGTTCGCCAAACCAATGAGTTCCGTAAGCAAGAGCATGAACTTGCTGGCATTACGATTAACTTCGAATTGCAAGCGATGCAATCTATCAGCATGGCACATGGTGTCATGGCTACAATGATTCATGCCAAGAATGTTCTTGGTGAATCTGATGAAAACTATAAACTAATTGCGGCTACAGCGCAGGAGCGTATTGCTCAGTGTGTTGTGACATTAATTGGAATGGGTTTCACTGCTGAGGATGCAAATCAGCGTATTCTACAAGGTCACTAACAATGGCGTTCGAGCAAGATAAAGAAATCGCGCTCGAAACTTGTAAGCAGTGGCTTGAAGATTGTGATGCAGCTTATCTTGCCAAGGAAGATGTAATCATTTTCTGGACGCACTTTAATCCTGAATCTAAGCGTGGCGAATGGACACGTTATAAGATGAAGGAAGCTTGTCGAGTCATCAAAGCCACTCGTGCAGGTTTTGCTGCAATGCGATTTATTAAGCCAGAGCTTGTAATGCTTGCCGCTCAGGAAACTGAGAGAGCATATAAGCAGGCTGTAAAATCCCGTTCAACTGTTCCTCCAGAATTCTTTAATTTGGAGCGCGCTGGTCACTTCAACAATTTTGAAATGTTGACTATGTGCATGTTGCAGGAATTAGTTGGAAGAGGATGGAACGTTGAGGCAGTTTGTCTTGGAAAGCTAATGAAAGAAGTATTCCAAACAAAAGGTTTCGCAGTTCCTAACCGTACTTTCCGCTGGAAGTTGCTTCGTGCAGTCGCAGAGGAGTCCGGTGTAATTATTCGTGACAGAACCAACCGAATGACCGTCACAGGTATTGGACGGTTTGTTGCGATTCAAGTTGATGGTATCGATGACTCCATCAAAGTTGAGTTCACCGTCGATGAGACGCAGGACTTGATAAATAAATCAATCGAACGATTTAAAAATATTTAGTCGTTTGTAATATAGAGCAATATTCAACATTAGTTGGAATTGATTCTTAGAGAAATACTTCTCAAAATTTTATTCCCGGCAAAATCGCCGCCAAACTTTAAGGTATTAAATAACATGGCTATTGTACGTCAAATTACTCAGTATGAAGCAAAAGATGGTTCCGTATTCCTGACCGAAGCTGAGTGTGATGCTCATGAATTCATGCTGGATAACAAAGCAGAAATCGACGCAGCTACCGAAGCATTCGTAAACACCATTGGTGCAGTTGGTCGTTCTCGTAACGGTAAAATCAACACCTCTTCCGAATTCCTGGCCTTCTACATTCCTTGGGTTGCTGCTGGCAAACCGGTTGTTGAACGTACTGTATTCGAGCCAGAAGTTGTTGAAGCTCCAGAAGCTGCCGCTGTTGCTGATGAAGCAGTTGCTGCTGCCGAAGGCGAAGAAGCTGCTGGCTTCTAATATAAATTAATTCTGGTCTGCGGCGTAGGCAGTTGCCTAAGTCGATTAAAGCCTGATACATTCGGGCTTTAAATTTTGAACCCATTCCGACCCAGTTACGTTAAGAGCGTACCCAACTGGAGTGGGCTTCAATGAGTGTTCTTGTGATAAGCATTTGGGAGACTGACCTATACCCAATCGTGCAAGGTCCAGACAAGAGCATTCATTGAAGTGTTAGATTGGTAGCGAGCGCTTCGCCCATTCCGTTGTTAAGTTGGAACCGAGATTAGCTCAACGCAACTTAGACGTGAGTGGGCTTCAATATGGATGTGCAATGGACGAACCCTTCTCCGATAAGAGAAGACAATTAGCTGGACGGACGTGCCCACTATTTCAGAACCAGGACCCATCACAGTAGTAGCGATTCACTACCGCGAAACAGTGTTGAATATTGGTAATGTTATTTGTGGAAGGGCACCAGTGAAAGTATATCCAGTAACAGTGGACGAAAAGTAGAGGTAGTGCTCGAAAAGTAGTTCCAGTCTGGTTTAAATACCAGAGTCCATATTGAAGTTGTGAGCACCTCAAAATGTGAAACCTCATTCTGCTGTAAAATACCTCAGCAGAGTGAGCTTCAATAAGCACGAGCTAGCGCGAAAGCCGAGGATACGAACCTGTCAACGTTTGTTCTACAGGGTGCTTATTGAAGTAGTTTTCTGAGTTTAGTAGTGATTATTTTTGCAAACTAAAATAAATGCAAACGATTCTGAAATACGAGTTGCAGCTTAATTAAGTTTAAGTTCTCTCCGAGGTCTTTCGACTCCTTGTTACCAAATTCGACGCAGTGGCCCGCTGTGATTAATAATGGGCATCACAATAACAACTGAGGTATTTATGGTAATTAATCGCCCTAACCAAATCATGATGGATGTATTTGAAGTCCCTCAAGCAACAGTGTTCGAATTTCAAAACCGTCTGTTCCTTCGTGTACTTGAGATTGAACTGGCGAGTGTAGTTGGTAATGATTCCCTCCGCAATATCTTGGGTGTGGATGTGGAAAATGGTTGCTACTTTACGTCAAGTCGTGAAGCACCTATTGAAGCTCGTATGGTTGTAGTTCACCAACAAGCACACATCACGCTGGAGTAGTATAATGGACATTTCATTGGAGTATACGCGCCCAACATTGGGCAAAGAACGTATTATCTACATCCCTGAAATGAACGTTGTTGCGAAGGTTGGAAAGATTCAAGAAAATGGTAACTTCAAGTTCGACGCTTTAAATGGTGGTTGGAACGGGAGTTACGAAGCTGAAACGAATGCAGTTTATATTCGTGGCGAGCACAAGATTAAGCCAGTTACAATTCTGTATTTGGATTGGATAAGATGCCTCCAGACCTAAAGTCTGAATGGTACTTATAAACCAGTGGTATCTGCAACGGCAGATTAAACTAGGTTGCCTAAGAAGAAGTGAGTCGGGACTATCAATCCCGCGTCGAACCACGGCTGGAATATGGTGGCTCACTGATTCTACAAGCCTCGCAGTTTCTCGGACAACCTGCGTTATCAAAACCGACCTAAATTATGTCTGTGGAACTCCGAATTGTAGCGGAGGTATTGGGCAGCAATGCCGAATATGGCACTGGGTTCAAGTCCCGGCACAGACGCCAAACAATGGACGAAAAGTATTGCTTAATAAATTGATGCCTCGATAACCTCCATTGAACAGCAAAGCTTAGTAGTCCGCCAATTAAGGAACATCATGCTCACCAAACTACAAGCAATTCTTGTGGGATTCCTGACCCTCATTGGAATTGGTATTGCAGTATTCTTCAAAGGTCGTGCAAGCGGCAAGCAAGAAGTTCAGCAAGAAGTTGTGAAAGAGCAAACCAAAGCTGTTGAAGAGGTTGCACAGCAGCGTGTAGATAGTGTGAAGGTGGTGAAAGATGTACAACAAAAAGTTATTAACAGTTCTGATTCGGCAATCGATAAAGAACTATCAGATGACTGGACAAGGCCATGAATCACATTTACCTACCCATAGTTGGTTTAGCCGCAACGCTGTTAATAGCTTGCCAAAGTCCGTCAGTTGCTCCAACAAAAATAGTTTATGATTTCTGTGATTTGTCGAGTCCCATTCTTATCTTAAAGAGTGAGATTCCTAACTTATCATTGGGAACAAAGCAGCAAATCTTGGCCCACAATAAAGTGTGGAAAGAGAAGTGCAGCAAACCAAATTCCTACCTGTAGGTGGAATAGCCCGACAAGGCAGTGCTCTGGGTACAACACTTTAAAATGCTGCCTCCGAGAACGGAAGTTCACAGCGTCGAGCGAATGTGCGACCTTAAATAACGAGATTCAAGCAATGCATTGCAGGGTGAGTGGAAGTCTCACAACTGTCTGCCGCCGCAGTTAAGGCGCGTCCTGAATCAAGCAGCCTAGACTTGAGGTGGCCACTTCCTAAAACAGTGTCCGAGAACAAACTCGTAATCAGTCGTAGTTGAGACGATACCCACGCATAGCCCACGTTACGGGCCTCAGTGGACGCATGTCAGAAAGGCTATGTGGCAGATTGCAAACCTGCTTATACTGGTTCGATTCCAGTTGTGTCCTCCAAACGGTGGCGCAGTAGTTGTTGCGGAACGACTGCTGACCAAATAGTTTCCAGTCTATTCAAAACTGGAACAAATTATGCGCTCGTAAAGTTAATTGGAAACTACTTGCCGACACAGGTAGGTATTGCTGGGTATCTTTAAACCAGCCGAGTGCACCAAATTATGGAACCAGCCGAAAGGCCACACTTGAGAGTAGATGGAGAATGATGCCCGCTGTCAGCGTAGGTAATCGACCAGTAGGGTAAAGTGGAGAGGTGTATCAGTAAGGTGACATATTACGAATAAGGGCTTAAAACGTACCTAACTTAATAGAGACCGAGAAAATAAGTAATTCCTAAAGGTTCCACCAAACCCCCCTAATAGTTATGTCTCTATTCAAAAGGCAATAAGAAGCGTCTGGCATACCGTAGCGATACGGCTGAATCTGCCTCTTGTAGTATCTACAGATTCAAAGTTGCGTTGACTGTGAAGTGACGAGATGGAACTCTGTTCCTATTTAGGTTTCTCCTCATCCTGAAATTAGCTCCTAATCACATGAAATATGCAAGGCAGGGTTCTTGATAAAGTTTCTATCATTCTTTATCAAGCGGGTTTAGCGATTTTCCCGTAGGGTTCTCCCATAACATGGAATTGTATATTAACCTAGCCGAGACAAATATACTCAGTTGTTGGTCTGATTAAAACCAACACAATTTAATTCTCTTTGAACTGGAGTAAGTTATGAATCTGGTATCACCCCAGCAGTTGGCAGCTATTTCAGAAAGTAATGGTGTAAACCTTACCAAGCTTCGTGATGAAGTTTCTGTTATCGCCTATACAGCAATGGTGCAAGAACTTGGAACTAATGTTGCCCATCTTACAGATGACCAAATATTGGGCGCATCTAAAACTGTTGCAAAAGTATCTCATGAATTTGCAGATGCATTTATGCGGGAGCGTTATGAACGTACTTGTATAAAAGCAACTGGTATTAATCTTAAAGATTTGGAAAAATCATGTCAAAACAAATTTCAGTCGAACTCGTAGACCATATGGGTTCGGACTTGTCAGCAGTTAATGCTGCACGAGTCTCATATGGTGCGGAGTCTAAAACGCTAACAGAACGCGACTCCCACCTCCTAGGTTTTCTAGCGGAACATGAGCACGTAACACCGTTCCGTCATGCAGCAGTAACATTGCGTTGCCGTGGGCCAATCTTCTTGGCACGTCAGTTGGGCAAGCATCAAGTTGGCTTTAGTTGGAACGAGATTTCTCGTCGTTACAAAGATGGTGAGGCAATTGAAGTTGAGTGCTACATTCCTGATTTAGTGATGCATCGACCTGAAAAGTTGATGACTCAATCTGCTGAGCCAATGAAAGAGTACTACGCGAGTGAAATGCGCTTGTTCTTGGCTAATGCTGCGAAGTCAGCAGTGCGCGAATATCGGGCATTAATTGGATTTGGAGTTGCACCAGAGCAAGCTCGAATGGTGTTGCCACAATCGATGATGACTGAATGGATTTGGACTGGCTCGCTTTATGGCTGGGCATCCATGTACAATCAACGTTCAACTCCTCACGCACAATATGAAGCTCGACTGTTCGCAGAAGAGGTCAACAAAGTCATGTCTGAGTTGTTCCCAGTTTGCTGGAAAGCTTTAACTAAATAATTCACTAAGGAATAGAAATGCAGATTAAACAGTGCGTTCTTAAAACGAAGCACGACCATCCCGATTGCAAATCCACCAGCGGGAAGTCATTGCAGGTATGGATTAACGAGGCAGAAGATGGGAAGCGTTTCTATTCCGGCTTTTGTTTTGCGTGTGGCATCCCTGTTCCGAATCCCCTTGGCACGGATGAAACACAATTCCCAGAAATTAAAATCAAAACTCCAGAAGAAATTCAGGAAGAGTTGGATGAGATTACTTCTTGTCCGGTGTTTGATTTAGACCATCGAGGTATTGAGCCAGAGTTCTGGAGTCATGCTCGTGTTCGACTGTTGTACTCAGAGTTTGATGGTAAGACTCCATATGCTCTTGCACATGGATTTACCAAGAATGGGAAACTTGCTCGTTGGAAGATTAAACTTCTCAATAGGAAAGTAATCTGGTCTGTTGGGGACACTCAAGAGAACGACCCATACAACTGGGAAGCTGCTAAAGCTGTTGGTGGTAAGACACTATTCATTACGGAAGGTGAAGAAGATTGTATTGCACTTCGGGCAATTCTTCGAATCATGAACCGTGGTGGTCAGTATGAAGAATTAGATTTCGCTGTTATCTCATTGACAGATGGTAGTGATTCTGTTCACAAAACTTTGGCACATAAAGCCGAAGAGATTAAGCAACGTTGGGAAAATGTTGTTATTGTCTTTGATGATGATGAGCCGGGACGTAAGGCATCCAAAGAAGCATGTCGTTTACTTCCGGGAGCAATGATTGCAACACTTCCTGCAAACGATGCAAATGATTGTTTGAAACGTGGGTTGCTGAAAGCAACTCAAAGTGCAGTAGTATTCCGTGCAGCTCGTCCACTTCCCACAGCACTGGTTAACAAAGACCTGTTGATGGAAGAATTGGATGATGAAGTTGAGGAAGGTGTGGATTATCCGTGGCCTAAATTAACTGAGCTAATGTTCGGTCAACGTCGTAGTGAAGTAATCACTCTTGGTGGTTCCGAGGGTGGTGGTAAAACCACAATGGCTCGTCAGAATGTTGAGCATAATATTGTTCAACATGATTGGGCAGCATTCACAGCATTTATGGAGGAAACTCCACAAGAGACTCTACGTCGAATGGCTGGACTGCGAGACAACCTCCCATATTGGGAACCAAACTTTAAATTTGACTCACGTTATGACGATGATAAGTTTAAACAAACTTCACGTCGCATGTTGCAGAACATGGAAATTTGGGATAGAAAGCTTGCTGGTGAAGACCCGCATGAAACTTGGGAAGGTTTGAAAACGATTATTCGTCAAATCGGTCCAGATATTGATATGTTTGTTTTAGATAACTTGACATATTTGTCAGAAGGTATTTCGGCATCTGAGAAGAACGACTTCTTGGGTGGCTTGTATGCAGATGTAACCAAACTTGCAGACCAATATCAATTCCACGTATTAATTCTATCTCACTTGAACCCTGTTGCAAAAGGGCAGCGACCTCATGAAGATGGTGGACGAATCAAGAAAGGTGACTTTACTGGTTCTCGTGCTGCCGCTAAATATTCTCATGGGATGTTTGGTTTTGAACGTAATAGTCAGGCAGTTGACCCAAACTGTTCAATCATTCGTTCAATCAAAGCTCGTAAGAGTGGTAAGACAGAAGGTTTCAAAACGTATTACGATAATCAATCAGGTCGAATCATTCAGCGTAATTGGGATGATAGCCTGTTTGAAACTAAAGAGATTGTTCAGCTAACCAAGAAGAACGGTCCACATCAGTAACTAAGCCCTGCCACGAAAAGCTCCACAGTAAAGTCTGTGAACGTGGCATCTTCAATAAAACATGGAGCCTAAATTGTTGTATCCTTGGAGCAATATGTATGGTAGTGACATTGAAACTACTGGACTACTAGACCAAATGAAGTTGCAGGAAAATCCTCGACTTCATAACTTTGGTCATATCAACCTTGCAACGAAAGAAGCAACGGTTATGGAGTGGACTGAGCGAAAACGTATTCAAGATTTCCTTGATACTGGTCCAACTCTTGTGATGCACAATGGTGCAACGTTTGACTTTGAGGCTTTGAAGTTTCTTGGTTATGATGTATCGAAATGTACACTAATTGATACTTTGTTTATCAGTTGGTATTTGCGTCCTCGCCAAATGATTCACGGCCTTGATGCATATGGTACGGAAGCTGGAGTACCTAAACCAAAGATTGAGGATTGGGAGAACCAAACTCAAGAAGAATACAACCATCGTGTTCACGAGGACTGCCGTATTCAAACTTGGTTGTGGGAACATCAGTACTCCGAACTGCTCAAAATTTATAAAACTCCAGCCGAAGTGAAACGGTTTGTAGAATACTTAATGACGAAAGCTCGTCAACAAGTTATTCAGCAGCGTACACGCTGGAAGTTGAACAAAGAAAAGGCCTACGCATTTAAAGAAATGGTTGAGCCGATGATTGCGGAAAAAGTAAATGCTCTTGAAGCGTCTATGCCGCGAATCACAGAATACAAATTGATGGAACGTCCAGCCAAAACTCACAAGAAAGACCGCACACTATCTGCCGCTGGCATTAAGTGGAAGGCAATTTGTGATGCAAATGAATTAGACTGGCAGCAACCTGACCTTGTATTGAAAACAATCAAGGGATATAAACCGCCAAATGCTGGTTCACATCAGCAGATTAAAGATTGGCTGTTTAGTATGGGTTGGGTTCCACAAACATTTAAACATGTTCGTGATAAGGAAACTGGTGAAACTCGTCAGATTCCACAAACAACAATTAAGGATGAAGATGGTAACCCAGAAATTTGCCAAAGTCTTCACGACCTTGCAGAAGCTAACCCAGGCTCAGGTATTGAACACCTTATTGGCCTTGGTGTTTATAAGCATCGTCTCAGTGTTGTCAATGGCTTCCTTCGTGATGTTGACAAAGATGGATTCCTTACTGCACGTTGTGGCGGCCTTACTAACACTCTTCGTCTCAAGCATCGTGAGCTTGTTAACCTTCCAAGTATTCGTGTGTTTGGCGGTGCTGAATTGCGCGGGATGCTCGAAGCAATCAACGAAGATTACGAACAATTAGGTTCGGATTTATGTTCTTTGGAAGACCGTTGTAAACACCACTTCCAATGGTTGTATGACCCAGAATATGTTAAGAAGCAGTTGGCAGAAGATTACGATGCACACTTGGCAATTGGTGTAATCGGTGGATTCATTACAGAAGCACAGTCTCAAGCACACAAAGATGGTATAGAGAAATGTAAGCTTCGTCCAATGTTTAAGACAACAAACTATGCGTGTCAGTATGGCGCAGGTGTTGCAACTGTAGTTCGTTCAGCCAAGTGTGACCAACAAACTGGTGCTCGACTGCACAAAGCATATTGGGACTTGAACTGGTCAATCAAAGAGATTGCTGCAAACACAAAAGTTCAAACAGTTGATGGTCAGATGTGGCAGCAGAACCCTGTCAATGGTTTCTGGTATTCTCTGCGAACTGAGAAAGACCGTTTCTCAACTTTGTGTCAGGGTACTGGCGCATATGTATTTGATATTTGGTGCAACAACATCATTGCAATTTGTAATGAGCGTTGGGGCTGTGACCCACTTCTTTCTGGTCAGTTCCATGATGAATTGATTCTGCAAGTTAAGAAGGGGTATCGGGAATTGTGGACGAATCTGTTGCATGAAGCAATGGAACGTACCAACAAACAACTTAAACTTAATCGCGATTGTGCATGTGATGTACAGTTTGGCGATGATTACTCGCAGATTCACTAATGCATAATGTATATGGGCTGTTTGATGTGCAAGAAGGTCGCCAACATGTGTTTGCGGCTCCGGGTGAACAGTCTGCAAAGGACGCCGTAGCGGCGTTCCTTGCAGCGAACTTCGATAAGTTCTTCACACCAACCCAAAAGGAACAGGCTGATAAACTACAGTCTGTAATTTCGGAAACAACCTCACTCGACGAGCTGAAATCGGCATTAGTTGGATGGGATTTCGTACTTGAAATGGTTCAAGTAGTTTAATAATGTAACTCAAAGGTAACTAAAATGGCATTTGCTGCTCCTACACTGGCTTCGAACAAGACTCCCTCCGCTGCACCACTTCTGGAAGCGGGTGGCTACCCTGCCCGTGTTACTCGTATTATTGACCTTGGCTTGCAGCCAGGCTCTGCAAAGTATCCTAACCCTCAACTCAAGCTGCTAGTAACTTTCGAACTCTTAGAAGAGTTTATGAAGGAAGTTGATGCAGACGGTAAGATGGTTATGGTGCAAGACCCAGATGAAGATGAAGGCGTACTAATGGCGAAGAATCTTGAAGACAAGCCGCGTTGGTTTGACTTTGAGTTCTCTTACAACGCAGATGGTTACATGGGTGATAACTCACACATCTATAAGTTTGCAAAAGCTATTGACGCAATGGAAGTTCTTGCAAATCCAGAACAGAACATCCAAGGTCATCCAGCCAAAGACTTGAAAGATTGGTTGAACGAACCTCTCATCGTCGGTCTTACCCAGTACACCAAAATGTCTGGTAAGAATGCTGGTCAAGTTGCAAACAAAATTGCAACGTTTGCGCCAATGAAATCTAAAGAGAAGCGTGAGGCTAAACCTCTGGTCAATCCAACCGTATTCTTTGACATGAGCAACCCAGACTTGGAAGTATTTAACAAACTTCCGGGCGGTGACTCTGAGTGGGCTATCAAGAACCGTATCACCTCTGGTGTTAAGTTCAACGAAACCAAACTTCACGCACTGCTGGGCGGTAAACCTGCTGATAATTCAACTCCAAATCAGGCATCTGAGGAACAAGTTGATGAAGCAATGCAAGCAGAACTGGCTGCACAGAAAGCTGCTCGTGAAGCACAAGCACAAGAGAATGCATCTGGTCAATCTGGCCAACCATTCTAATTTAATTGAGAGCCTCTACGGAGGCTCCCTTTGGAGTTTACCAAAGTGGTTAAGAAAAGAAAGCTTCTCCTTATTGACGGTGACATGATTGCATTCAGTCATTGTGCGGCAGAAGAGTATGGGAAGGAGCCGGAAGATATCTCCTTTGCTAAAATTCAAATGTCTATGGATTCCAAAATGGAATTCCTTACTAAACGTTTGGGTGCAACTGATGTAATTACCTTCATCTCAGGTGATACAAACATGCGCCACATCATCTTCCCAGAGTACAAGTCAAACCGTGATGGTGTTTGGCGTCCAGACAACTTGAAGAATGCGAAAGCTCACCTAATGGTTGCATGGAATGGTATGAAGGTTGAAGGTCTGGAAGCAGATGATTTGCTGGCTTGTTTCGCTCGTCACAAATACGATGTGGAAATGGGTAAGCGAAATGTTGTGCGAACTTTAACAGACATTGGTCCATGTGACTATGATGAAGTTATCATTGCATCACTTGACAAAGACTTGCGTCAACTGAGTCAGTTTGGTGATACAGGTCCAGTAATTAAGCATTACCAATGGGAACGTGAGTCTCAGGGTATCGGCGAGAAAGTTGTAATTCCAAAAGATTATGGCGAACTCCGCTGCATCATCAAAGATAATGGTAAAACGAAGAAGAAAGAGGTTAAGGGTGATGGCCCTAAATTCTTCCTGCATCAACTCCTAATCGGTGACTCCACTGACGGCGTACTTGGATGTGGTATCCGTGAACTCAAAATCTACAAGTCTGGCGCCAAGTGTGGTCAGGAATACTACAAACGTGATGGTGTTGGGGCTGTTGAATCTTTCGAACTGTTGGATAAAACTACCACATATCTTGAAGGTTTAAAGAAAGTTATCGGCGCATACATTATGCGTTTTGGTGACGATTGGGAAGTGGAGCTTCTCAAGAATGGGCGTCTTGTGTACATGCATCATGTTATTGAGCAAGCACGATATGTCCGTTTATGGCATTACAAAGGTGGAATCAGTGATGTATTCGACCTTAAAGAGAAACGTGTAATCCAACATGCAGAGTACCTCCAGATTAAATCGGAGTAACAATGTACGGATATTGCGGAACGGAAGCCAAGTTTGTTGGTTGGCTTCAATCAGCATTGAGGTCTGTTTGGACTAAACATCCAAGCAAACTCTCTCTCGTTAAGAGTAAGCAAATTGCACTGAAAGTTGGAACGTCAAAGAAGGCAATCTTCCACGTCCAATGCTACCACTGCAAGAAGCTTTTCAAGCTGAAAGATATTGAAGTAAACCACAAGAAGCAAGTTGGTGGACTTCTTAAACTGGAGGAACGCTACAGATTCTTAGACAACCTGTTACTAGTTCAGCCAGAAGATTTAGAGTTGCTGTGTCATGACTGTCACGGCATAGTCACGTACATTGAGCGCTACGGTGTATCAAGACGTGATGCAATTATTGAGAAAAAGTGCATTGCTTTTTCCAAGTTATCAGACGCAGAGCAAATTAAGAAGTGTAAGGCTGCTAAATTTGACCCTGTACCCAAAACCAAAATCGGACGCAAGAACGCTGTTCGAGAATATTTGAGAAAGAATCTTAATGTCGATTAAGCTCCTCGAAGATGGTACATCATATGTCAAAGCACACGCACACGACTGGGAAGACCCTGGCTGTCTTATCAAAGGTCGCGTCACCGTCTATCGGAAAGTTGACGGTATTCGAGCTATTCGTAATAAAGATGGCTCTGTATGGAGTCGTAATTCTAAACCGCTCCCTCACTGTGACCATCTGCAATTCAAAGATGCTGAAATCTTTCGCGGTTCCTGGAACGAGACTTCATCTATCTTGGGGCGCATCGACGCACCAGAAGTTCCGTTAACTCAAGAAAATGTGTACGAACTTTCCGACGGTTGCGTAGACCCACGCCTTTACATCTGCTGGGGCACAAACCCAAGCAACGAAACACTTCGCAAAATGATGGAGACAGAACTTGCGAATGGACATGAAGGCCTCATTGTTCGTGATGGTAAGGGTAAGTGGTGGAAGGTTGTTCCATATAAATATGCTGACGTTATTATAACTGGTTTCAAAGAAGGAACCAAGAAGAATAAGGGCATGTGCGGCTCTATTGCCTCCAATTGGGGCAGTGCTGGTTCGATGTGTTTCGACTCGTTGAAAGACCACGGTATCGAAGGTGATGCAAACATTCGTAAATGGTTGTGGGCACACCGTTCGGAATTAATTGGAAAGGTAATGCAGGTTCGCTATCGTGAGAAAACCGAAGCTGGTAAGTTGCGTTTCCCGTCACTTGTTCGTTTGAGAACCGATAAGAATGAAGAATCGTTCGATTAATATTGCGGTGGTCCTTAACGGGCCGCCTGGTTGTGGCAAAGACACAATCGCAAACGCATTGGTTAACCCTGTTAATGGTCACTTATGGCCAATGGATTTAAACACTTTTGTAAAGCACCAGTTCAAGGATGCACTCTATGAGCACACTGCTAAACATTTTAAGGTTGATTTGGATAAGTTTATCCATTTCGCCTCTGACCGTGACCTTAAAGATTCAACCTCTTTGGCGGGTCTGGGTGGTCGAACTCCTCGACAAGCACTCATTCATGTCAGTGAAGAAATCTACAAACCTCGCGAAGGTTTTGATTACTTTGGCAAGGTGGAGGCTTCTCGTGTCAGCGAACATAAGGGGCGTCTGGGTGGCACTATTAATGTCATCTACCCCGATGGTGGTTTCGAATCTGAAATTCCTCCAATCGAATCCGAGTTTGATGCTGTGCTTATTATTCGTCTGCATCGTGACGGTTTTGATTTCTCAGGCGATTCTCGTAACTACCTCAACCTGCCCAACACTAAAACTCGCCAAACAGTTGACGAGTACCTTGTAGATGGCAAAATTGAAGATGCTGTCTGGAAGGTCCGTAACTGGATTGAAAGATTCCTGTATAATTTAGAGAGTAAATAATGTCATTCGACCAACATGCAGCACGTCTGTGCTGTTTCAAAAAGGTTCACCCAAATGCTAGTACACCTGTCTACGCCACTGCTGGCGCTGCTGCTGCTGACGTCACTTGTGTTCAGTGGAAAGATGTGGATGGGGATTGGAAGACTTCTTCTGTCGTGGTCAATCCCGGCAAGAGTGTTATCCTTGATACTGGCTTGCAGTTTAGTGTTCCCGCTGGATTTGAACTCAAGTGCTACTCTCGTTCAGGGCATGGTTTTAAATCCGGCATTCGTCTTGCCAACTGTACTGGTATTCTGGACTCTGACTATCGCGGCAACCTTATGGTCAAGCTGCATAATGACTCTGATACTGCTTTCCTCATTACAATGGGTGAGCGTGTTCTGCAAGTTCAAGTCAAACCTGCCCCACAAGTTCCATTTATGGAAGTAAGTGAACTCAGTGTGACTGAGCGCGGTGTTGCTGGATTTGGTTCAACTGGAACTAAGGCATTAACTGGACCTGCTTTTGATGGTTCTTACAACCACACTTTAACCATTAGTGATGTGCCAAGCGTAGACCACTAAATACATCAATGGAGCATCCGATGTTGGATTTATTTGATAACCTGCTTTCGCATTTGAATGCAGAAGAAAACGACATGGCCTTAGAATTTAGGGCTAAGTTGGAAGAGATGGAGGATAAAGCTGACTTCCTCGATTGTCTTAAAGCCTGTGGCGTAGATAATTGGGATAGCTACTCTGACGCTCAAGAGATGATGTGGCCGGAAGGTGAAGATGAATAAGATTTCAAAATACGACAATGTCGTAAACCCTGTTCAGTTCGGTACCCTTATCCGCAGCATCTTCGAAGACCCTTTTGAAATCTCAGAAGACTTCATGAAGCATTCCGAATGTCGTTGCGAGCTTGGTCAAGAGATTGATTTGGAATTAGCCAAAGAGATTCTAGACTGCTTCAAAGGAGTACACATTAAGCCGGAAGACTTAGTGGGCACGTGGATGATGGAATGTTCTCGTGACTACAGTAATAGTATTTACTGGAGTGAAGTTTCTGAGATTATCAAAGTTGAAGAAGTAACTGAAACAATTGTTGTAACTAAATGGAAACCAATCTGCGATGAAACTGTCCCAATCTGTAGTAGTCAACAACCGCAAAGTAAAGTTTGCATACCTAAAAAGTGATGTAACCTCAACTGGTGGTGGCACTTACCTCACTCGTGCACTTGCAACTCGCAACGTCACTGGTGCTGATGTTATTGTATTTATCCTCCCTCAATGTGAGAACACTGCAAAGAACATCGAACGAATCAAGCGTGGACGCGAAGATTTAATGTCGGCTGTAAGGCCGTTAATTCTACCATTCAAAATTGTGGTAGTGGTTGGCACTTGCCAAGCTTATCTGGAAGATTTCTACAAAGATAAGACTTGGAGTGATATTAAGTATTAAGCGACACGATTAATTGGGAGGCTTTCGGGCCTCTCTCTTTATTTAATTGGAGTTCGCTTATGCGTACTATCTGCTGTAATAATTGTGGGCACGAAATTGCCGAGGACGACTTCATTGTCCAGCAATGCCCTGTATGTGATTCCTATATGGAATTGAACCGTCTTAATCTAAAAGTTGACCCAGAGTTAGGCAGCATTGTTCGCATCAATCCTGTGCACACCTCGACATTAATAGAATAAGATTAAAAACAAAGAGAACGAATCAATGTCAAAGACAGACGATTTAGGTCCAGAGTTTAACGAGGCAGTTGCCAGCTATCTCGTTAAGAACTATGGCGACGTATTGAAAGTCTCCAGAGAAAGATTCTGCATCATTTCTTTGCCATTGCTCCGTGCTTACATTGCTAATAATCCCAGCATTGTAGACTCATACGAAGAACAAATCACGGCAGAGATTGAAGGTCAGGGTTTGGAGAAGGACGCAGTATTGCGTTCGGTATTTAAAGCTCAACTGGAACGTCTTCGTTCTGGTGACAAGAAAGATTCAACTGCATATGCCGATGAGTTGAAGAAAGGTATTCAAGCAGGTGTCACTGACCGTGTTGCTGGTTCAACAATGGAAGAGCCAACTTCCGAACATGACAACACTCAGGAACTTGTTGATAAGATTTTATACGACCCTCATAATGTAGACCCAACGGTTATTCCGAAGAAGGTTGCAGATGAGGTTCGTAAGATTCTCATGAAGAGTTTCAAAGCTTTTGGCAAGTGGTCATTCCACGTTCAAATGGGATTCCCATTTCAATCTCAGGATTTCCACGATGTAATATCCGATGTTGGGCAGCAAGTTGTAGATGGTAAAATCGACCGATTAATAATCACGATACCTCCACGACATTCAAAGACCCAATTGATGAGTATTGCATTGCCACTTTATTCATTCTGCCACAATGGATCTAGTCATAACATCATTACTTCCTATGCGGAAGACGTTGTACTAGAATCTTCTGGGTACATTCGTACTGTAATGCTTGACCCACTATTCCAGCGAATCTTTCCAAAGGTTCGTATCGACCCAAACAAACGTTCGCTTGAGCGTTGGGGTACGACTAAAGCTGGCGTAATGCATGCCGTACCAACTGGTGGTAAGCTAACTGGTAAAGGTGCTGGCTTATTGGTTACTAACTATTCCGGCTGCTTTGTAGTCGATGACGTTATCAAACCAAAAGATGCATATTCAGATACAGTGCGAGCTGAAATTAACGACCGTTTCGATAACACCTTCATGTCACGTTTGGCAAATGATGGGTGCATAACAGACGCTCGTGGTAACGAAGTTAAGTGTGCTCGAACTCCAATGGTTATTATCATGCAGCGAGTTCACGACCAAGATTTGGTTGGGTACATTCTACGTGGTGGTTCTTCTGATAAATATCATTATCTGAATATTCCAGCAATTGTGGAAAAGGAAACTGGTTCTGCTGCTTGGTATGATAAGCTTATTAAGAAGCAAGCATACACTCACGCAATCCCAATCCTGTATGATTTGAAGCGTGAAGCTGAGAAGTCTGCACTTTGGCCAGCACGTAAAAGCCTTGAATCACTTGAGGCAATGAAGGCATCTAACCCGTATACTTACAACTCACAGTATGCTGGCGACCCATCTGCTCAAGGTCATGGCCTAATTAAAGAAGATTGGTGGCAGGAATATGAGCCACAATCATTTGACAGGAAGCGTGTCGTTCGTAGTTTTATTACTGCGGATACTGCATCAACTGTTAAAGAATATTCGGATTACTCCGTGTTAAAACATTGGGGCGTCACTCGCGAAAAGGACGTCTACTGTTTAGACATCATGCTGGGTAAGTTCGAGATTCCAGAATTGAAAGAAGCAATTATTAAGTTCTGGAAGAAGTGCAACATATTGGATATTCGTGCTCCGGCATGTATTCCACAGGCATTGTACATGGAAGATAAATCCGCAGGACAATTCCTGAATCAGCAGTTCATCAAGGATGGTTCAGTTCGAGTCCTACCAATGGCACGTGATGGTATTAATGGTAACGATAAAGTAACTCGATTCCTTAACGCCGTACCATACTTTGCACAAGGGAGATTCTTCTTCCCAGCAGGTCACGAACATATTGAGCATGTGAAACGAGAAATTCTTGGATTCACCTCTCTTGGTTCTGGTACTGGTCACGATGACTGTGTGGATAACGTATCCGATTGTGCTGTTATCGTTTACTCAGGCGCAAGCGCCAACTACGAAGCATGGGTTGATAATTAACATGGCAGTTATTACTCGCATAGATGCCCGTTCTCGCCAAAATAACTCCATCCAGATTCAAGATTTGGATGGAAATATCTTGTGTACGATTGAGGCAGTTTCAAATCTGGAGTCTACTTCTGACAAAGCACGTCATGAAGCGAATCTCCGACTCCACGCCTCTAGCAATGTACAAATTGTTAAAGGTAATGGTGTTGTATTAAGGAAGAAATAATGGCTTCCCATGATGCACATGTAAATAAGCGAACTGGTTTTCAAAAAACCAAGTTAGCAGATGGTCTTGAGAACTTTGTATCTGGCCTTGGCGGTATGAGCGATAAGTCGTCTCACAATATTTGGACATTCGCAAATAAGAATGCCAACTACCGCGAGCTTATGAACCGATTCCGTGAGGATTGGGTTTCACAAAAAGTTTGTCAGGTTGTTCCTCAAGATATGACGCGTAAATGGCGGCACATTGATACAGAAGAAGGACGGGTTGCAGATAAGAAGCTGAGGCTTCGCAAACTGTTCCGGGAGGCTTATCAATGGGCAAGGTTGTATGGAACTTCATTTGTATTACTGGACATTAAAGGTTCAGGCAAATTAAACACCCCACTCAATCTTGACAACTTGAAGACTGGATGTATTAGGTCCATGAGAGTTGTTGACCGTTCACGCATGTGGGCCGCTGGTTCAATAGTATTGGATGCTCTGAGTCCTCACTATGGCTTGCCTGAGTATTACACTCTTTCAGGTTATTCTGGGATGATTCACCATTCCCGTTTTGTGCGTTTCGAAGGAACCGAACTTCCATTGTTCGAATTCCAACGTAACATGTGGTATTCAGATTCAGTGCTCATACCGCTGATGAAAACCATAGACCAGTTCTACACGACTGCCGCCGCTGCCGCAAACTTGGCGCAGGAAGCAACCATTGATGTAGTTTCTGTTGCAGGCTTCCAATCCTTACTGACAAGTCCAGAAGGTGAAGCTGCTGTCCTCAGACGTTTCAAACTCATGAAACAAGCTAAGAGCATTTATAACGTTCTTATCCTTGATGACACTGAAAAATATGACACCAAGTCCATCGCCTTATCGGGCGTGAAAGATTTGATTTGGGAATATCTCAAAATTGTAGCTGCTGCTGTTGGTATTCCAGCAACACGTTTCCTTTCTGCATCACCTGACGGTATGAATGCTACGGGCGAATCTGACCTAGTAAACTATATCGACTTGCTGACAGGCTTGCAAACCGCAATCTTTGAACCTCGTTTAGATGTGTTCGATAAAATTGCACAAGCGCACTTTGGTATTGCGGAGTACACCTATGAATGGTGTGACATATTCCCAGAATCAAATGTTGAGAAAGCAAAACGCGCTGTTGATATTGCCACTGCCCTTGATTTATTAATTGCAAATGGCACCATCACAAAAGAAGCTGCAAATTGCATTGTTGCCCATTCCAAAATCTTCGGGGAGTGCGACATTGGCAAAGCTAATCCCAATCCACCAAACATGCAAAAGGCAAACACTAGTGATGCAAAAACATCCAGTGCCAGTAAACCTAAATGATGAGGAAACTGTTGAATCTGTCGTGATGTTTGCTGACCGACAAACGATTCAATCAGCCCGCGTCTTACGTGATTCTGGCGAAATGATTGCACCTGTTACGATTGCTCGTGCAGGTGATATGCTTTATAAAGCAAAAGAACTTGGCAAAGATTTTGCAGACTTGCCACCAGACCAAGTTGTTCGTGTAACAACTCCGGCAGAAGTTCTGTTCGACGAGGCAACCATTGAGTTGTGCCGTTCTATGCCTGTAACTGTTGGTCATCCAAAAGACGATGTGTCTCTTGCCAACAACAAGTTGCTACAGAAAGGCTTCTTGGAAGGTCTTCCTTCTCCAGATGGCTCACACTTGAGCGGCTATGTCGTACTCAACGACGCAGACACTATTAAATTAGTTGATTCTGGTGTTGACCAGACTTCATGGGGCCATGATGCAGTATTGGAACGTGTAGAAGAAAATGGTGTTGTGTCTGCTGTTAAGACCAAAATCACTTCTGTAAACCATCTGGCTATTGTTCGTCGTGGTCGTGCACAGTCTACTCGTATCGGTGACTCCGGTGAAGAAATTGATATTGTGGATAAATCCGCATTTGATGTTGTGGAAGCAGAGCGTGATGACGCTATTGCTAAAGTTGCAACATTAACTCAGAAGCTGGCTGATGCAGAAACTGCTAAGCTGTCTGATGAAGCAATCCAAACTCTGGTCGAAGAACGTGTAGAAGCACGCACTGAACTTCTGATTGAAGTTGCCAAGCTTGGTGATGAATTTGCATCAATGGATTTCAAAGGTAAATCCGAATCCGAAATCAAACGTGCAGTTGTTACTAAACTTCATGACAAAGATTTCGCAGATAAGAGTGACGATTATATCTCTTCTCGTTTCGACTCTGCACTCGAAGATTGCGACTCAGTTTCTCTGAGTGACGCTCTCTCAGTCTCTGTACTGGATGCTGCCAATAAAGCTGCCAAAGGTCAAGAGAAAGAACCAAACGCGCGTGACGCAGCTTATGCCCGTCGCCAAGAACGTTTTAATAAATCCTAAAGGTTTCGGATAATGCCAAAACAAGATTTTACGATTAACACTGGCAATGCATATGCTGGTGAACAATATGGTTTAGCAACCACTAACTCCCAGCGCCTAACTTACAGCACTGACGCAGCAATGACTGAATATGGTTTAGCTGTTCAGCAGGGTGTTGCGTACAACACAATCAAAGTTGGTCATGACTCAGGTCAAGTACTTGGCGTTACTATGCGTCAGAACAACCTTGAAGCTGCAAACCGTCCGAGTGATGGTACTATTGGCATTCCTAAAGGTTGGCCTCTGGGTGTTATGCTGGAAGGCCCAATCATGGTTAAGCTGGCAACTGCAATTACTGATGCAAACGTTGGTGTCTCTACCACTGGTCACTTTGGTGGCGTGGCTGCTGATTATACCAAAGCAACTAACGTTGTTGCACTGAAATTCCCAGCTTCTGCTGGTGATGTTATTCCAGTAATGATTAACGTCGTATCCCCAAAGTCGTAACCCCGCCTCCTGCACTAGTATTTACTACAGACTTGCCAACAACCAAGACTGTGGCAACTGGTGCATCACTTGATTTGGCAGTAGTTGCAACTGGTGGTGTGGGAACTCTTTCATATGTTTGGAAGAAGAACGGCACTGTAATCTCCGGTAAAACTACTGCATCAATCAACGTGACAGCTACGGCTGCTGCGGGGGATGCTGCAACATACACTTGCGAAGTTTCTGACTCCGCCACTCCGACGCCTACCAAGATTACTTCTAAATCTTGCGTCGTGACCGTATCGCCTTAATGGAATAAATAAATGTCAAAGATTATCAAATTGGCTGATGGAACTGACTTCGAACTTGACGTAGCTCTGGTTCGTATTCAGGATTCCGGTTCAGTAACACTGACCGACGACGATGCTGTATTCTTCCAGCGTCAACTTGAGTATATTGAAGCTCAAACGTATGACAATCTGTATCCAGAACTGGAAGCACGTGAAGCTTTCGGTGTAGATACAAGTGGTGGCCCAGGTGTTAACACTCTTACCTACCGTTCATATAACCATGTGGGCGCTGCACAGGTCATTAACGCACGTGCAACTGACCTGCCTAAATCCAACATTTCCGGTAAAGAATATTCTGTAACCGTTAAGTCTGTTGGTACTGCTTACGACTACGATGTAAGTGAAGTTGCTGCTGCTGCAATGGTTACTGGTATGTCGCTGGAAACTCGTAAAGCCAATGCTGCAATTCGTGGTTACGAACAGTATGTAAACTCTGCTGCATGGTATGGCGATGCTGCTAACGGCTTCGTGGGCTTCTTCGAAAACCCAGATATTACCAAAGCAGACGTTGCACCAACTCAAGGTGGCACCGATACCGAGTGGGTTAAGAAGAAACCTTCCGAAGTTATTGCAGACTTGACCACTGCGGTTTCTGCAATGTATGCCACCACTCTGAAAATCATGCGCCCAGAGGAAATCTGGATGCCTGTTGAGCACGAGCAGTATATCTTTAACACTCCACGTTCTGACCAGTCTGACATGTCAATCGGGAATTGGTTCCTGGCTAATAACCAGTTCATCAAATCTCGTGATAAGATTAAAGGTCTGAATGCTGTTAAAGGTCACGGTAAAGCTGGTGCTGATTGCTTCATCGTAATCTGCCGTACTGCACAGGGCAACAAGACTTTCCGTCTGCGTGAACCAATGGCTCTGACTTGGATGCCAGTTCAGTTACATGGTCTGATTTATGAAATCCCAGGCTATGGCCGTTTCGCTGGTTTCCAGACTATGTACCCAGCAGCAATTTCCATTAACTCCGGTATCTAATGGAATTCGGGCTGGAGTAATCTGGCCCTACTTTAATTTAAGAGAAAACGATGCAGCTCAAGAACAACCAAACACGTAATGCGCAGTTCTACTTTTGGAAAGAAGGTAAGAACAAGAAAGTAACTCTGGAATATGTTAACATTCCCGGTGGCGCTACTGTTGAAATTGATGACCAAGTGTTTAAAGCACTGACCGCATCACGTACAGAAGTTCGTGTAATGAAAGAGGTGGAAACCAAACTTGATGAAGCGTCTATTGGTGCTGATGTTAAGACTGGTAAAGATACCTTAATCGTGAAGGACTACTACGAAACTGGTGAAACTCGCTCAATCAACCTGCTCCAAGAAGCCATTCGTTTGGGTGAATTCACTGTTGTTGAACGCGCCAAAGTTGGTATGGATGTAATTGATGAGGCTCTCACTGCTCGCGGTGTTCCTATCAAAGACATGACCGAAGACGCGAAACTCGCACTTTACGACCAGTTGGCATAATGATTACACTAACCGATTTGGTGAAGCGTTATCCAGCAATGGCAACAATGACTCAAGACAGTTTTGATATCCACTTGAGTGATGCCACGTTAATGATGGGTTCTGATGAATCACGTTGGTTAGGTTGGTATAATCCAGCTCAAGCGGCATTGATTGCACACTTTTCGGTATTAACAGACGACCTGTTACCGGGTGATGCACCAATGCCAGCTTTACCTGTATCCCGTACAGATGTTGACGACGTGCAGGTAGAGTTTAGCGACCGAATGATTTCTGAAATTCCCTACATTGAAGCCTCTTGGTATTCTTCTGTCTACGGGCAGCAATATGTCTTGTGGCGTCGAATGGCCTTTGCTGGTCCGAGGGTTGCATAATGATAAATCAGCGTCGTGCTTTTAATCGTTATACAACTGCAAGTCATACTATTCAAGTTTACATTCCTGGATACTTTGACAATAAAAATAATTGGGTTGGGGAAACTTATTCCCCTCCAAAACGTTTTCGTTGTACTCCAATAGCGTATGGCGACCGTGACTCTGGTGTTGCAGGTCAAACACTTAAAGCCACAGAAATTGGTGAACGTCAACCTGCATTTATGCAGATTCATTCAACCACTGAAATGCCGATGAAATCTCTACTCAATATATACGGATTGCGATATAAAGTCGTATCTGTTTCCGATTACACGGATGCTGGATTCTACAAGGTTGTGGCGGCAAAAGAGTTGGAGAAATAATGGATATTAGGCAAGAAGAAATTCAAGCAATGAAGGAAATTGTTGACGTATGCGTCGGCATTCCTTTGTTCACATATGAAATGCAGATTAACGCACCTCGTCCAACTGGAGAGTATGCTGCAATCAAATGTATTTCATCTTTGAATCCAGGATATGATGAATCAAAAGTTATCGAAGTTGGTGGTGTTGAAAAATTTCGCACCCGTGGCATTCGTGTTTTAACTTTCATGATTCTGTTTTCGCGAGAAGGTGATGAGTTTATTAGATTTGATAACTCATTCTACCGTCCTGATGTACACACCATAATGCGGTCTAAAGGTTTTGCTGCATTGGGTAAAACGACTTTGGATTTATCCTCAATAACTTTAGAAACGAATTGGGAATTCCGTCAGGGAATAAAAATGCAATTCAATATTATTCGTGAGTCAGTATCAGATATTGGTATCATGGATAATGCAAGTGTTGGTGGTAAGTTTATCGATGGCGACCAAGTCATCACTATTAAGGGAATCTAAATGTCAATTTCCATTTCCGATATCATTAAGGTTAGCATTGCCGTTGCTCCTAACGCTGTTGCTACCGATGGATTCGGTCCTCTGCTCTTTATGAGCAAAGAGTTTGTTCCAACTGTTGATGTATATCCAGTTCGTTCGTACTCAAGTCTGAAAGAAGTTTTGGCAGATTTCCCTACTGGTGAAATTGCTGCTGCTGCAACCGCTTGGTACAGCCAGAAGCCAACTCCTAAGACTTTCCTCATTGGTGCAATCACTCATGAGACTGCTACTCCAGCAACCTCCGGCACTCTGACAGCAACTGCCAACGCAGTCCTTGCTGATGTTAAAGCCAAAGTTGATGCAGTACTCACTGTTGATGTTAATGGCGTGTCCAAATCTACTGCTGCAATGGACTTCTCAGGTGCTATTGACCTTGATGCTGTTGTAACTATTATTGCATCTGCGCTATCTGCTGAAAACATTGCCCTGACTGTAACTCAGACTTCTGGCAAGTTTAAGCTGGCAACTGTTTCCACTGGTGCAAATGCAACTGTGAACAATGCAACTGGCGATGCTGCAACTGTTCTGAAACTGGACGCTGCAAGCAACCCTGATGCATTTGCTGGTGCTCCTGAGCTATCTATTGCTGGCGACCTTGCTGCAATTGCAAACACTCCATTCAACTTCTTCTATGTTGGCCTCGACCGTAAGTATCGTGCCGACTCTGCCACAGCAGATAACCAAATGTCTGTTGCTAAGTGGTGTGAAGGTATGGGCAAAGTGTTTGGCTGGGGTGACTCAGACGCTAACATTCTGATTAGCGGCAAGACTACAAGTTTCTCTCGCGCTAAAGCTCAGAACTTGCGTAACACTATCTGCGTATTTGATGCATCTGAAAATGGCAACGAGTATCCAGAAGTTTCTATTCTTGGTCGTGCTGCAACTGTCAACTTCAACGTTGCCAACTCTGCACTAATTCTGGCATACAAACAAGGCCCAGGCGTTTCTGTTGCTGACCTGTCCTCTGGTCAAGTTACTGCACTGACTGCCGTGAATGGTAACGCATTCATTTCCGTTGATGGGAACGTCATGTTCTGGAACGGTAAAATGGCTGATGGTACTTGGTTCGATACTGTACAAGGTGTTGAATGGCTGTCGCAGAAGATTCGTAACAACGTCTTCAACCTGTTCTACCAGTCTACTACCAAGATTCCTTGGACTGAAACTGGTGTTGCTCTGGTTAACCAGCAGGTGACTCTGGCTCTGGAATTGGCTCGTACTAACGGATTAATTGCACCGGGCTATGATAACGAAGGCACTTTCTATCCTGACGGATATAAAGTAATTTCAACGGACTTGTCTCTGTTGCAGTCTCAGAAAGGTGAGCGTATTTGGGAAGGTACTTCCTTTATCGCAATCGGCTCTGGTGCTCTGCAAGGTGCTGAGATTTCCGGCAACTTCGTTCAGTAAGGGTGAGCTAAGTGAAGCAATATTCGTTTTATAATACCGACCTCATTATTGATGGTGCACGTGTAGAAGGGTTTACGGCTGGTAACGCTATCATTACTGCAAACCGTAATGTCCCACAGCACCTGCCTGTCATGGATGCATACGGTAAGTTGGCAGTGGCTACCACTGCTGACCAATCTGGTTCAGTTACGTTCCCACTGCTGCAAACGGCAGACTGGAACGATATCCTATATTCCAAAGCGCAACTCACTCAAGCAACTGGTCTGTCTGGTAATAAGTCCTTGTGGCAACCAATTCAGCTACAGATTGTGGACAAGATGGGTGACGTTCTGGTAACAGGTGTCAACGGCTGTATCCTGAAACAGCCTGCAATTCAGCGTGGAGTTTCCTTCACGTCTAACCTGTGGGCAATTTATGTAGAACGCTTAATTATCCAGACGGGTTCTTACCCGGATATCGGCGTTTAATTGGAGTAGCAAATGGCTTGTGAACTGATTCAACGTGAGTTCACAAACTCCAAAGGTGAGCCAGTGTTAGTAGGTGTTAGACAATTGTCTGCATCGAAAGCACTGGACTTACATGTGGAGTTGGTCGGAAAGCTTGGCACGAGGATTTTCCCTTTCATTGAGAATACGTATTCGTTCGGTGATATTATTTTCCTCATGCAGCAACAAGAGCATCCGGTATTCACGAAATTATTTAAAGATGTTTTAAGTTGTAATGTCACCAAAGATGGTCAGGAAGTTAAACCAACTTTATTTGACATGCAATTCAATGGCGAGCTAATGCTGGCATGCCATATCTTTGCGTTTGTTCTCGAAGCAAACTTCTTGGCTTTTTTCAAGCAAGGGCTCGAAATCAACGAACAGAGACGGTTGGAGGCGGAGGAAGCATCCAAGCTGGAACAGCAGAAGAATTCGAGTCCGGAGAAGACCTAAGTTCTTTATTCCCGGAAATAAAATACTTCCTGCATCGTCCCGTAATCGAAGACAGTTCCTTATGTCGTTTATGCGAACTTCAAGATGGAACCTATTCGGTTATGGACTTGTTGACATTCCATGATATCCTCGACCTTCGTAAGAAGCTTGAACCAGTAGAAGAAACTAATGGCTAATTTAAAAGAATTAATGCGCATGTCTGCCGACGATTTAATTGTCATGGGTGCGCAAGTAGGGCTTACGTTCCATACTGGTATGAAGAAGTCTCATATGGCAAGTCAACTTGCTCAGAGTGCTGCTTCTGGATGGATGGATGTTAATGCAGGTTTGATGGGCGGTGTTGCAGAAGATGAATCCTTTGGTGGTTCGTTTGGTGACGCCTCCATGATTTCAGATGCTGCTCATGTAGCTCAGATGATTTCTGGTGCTGGATATACAGAAGCTTTTCATCACGCAATGGGTGGTGGACAATCCCACCATGTAGAAGCAGTTCATTCATATATGAACTCGCTTGGCGTAAGTGCTGACGATGTTTGGATGCACATGCCAAAACCAAATCCGAATATGCCAACTGGTCATTTCGGTATGTTGAACGCATATCTGCGAGATACATTATCCGGTCATCAAGATATTATGCCGGAAATCGCTGGTCACTATACTGGTGACATCATGGGCGAGTATGCAACAAACAAAGGTGGAATTCAGGCGTCGTATGAGCATTTGGCTCATATGTATGTTGACAAGTCCCAGTATCGTATGGAGCATGTATACAACGATGATGTTGTACGTGTTGCAACGAGACTCGCAAATAGCATGGGGCATTCGTTTTCAGAGGTGGCATTCTCTGCTGCCAATGGTGCTCGCACTTCTTACATGTCTACGTTGCCTCATTTGGGTGACCCTTCTATAGTTGGTGACGTAGCTCACCCTCGTGCTGCACTTAATGCCTCTGGTCTTCCAATGGGTGCAATTGGTTCTGGTGTTAATCCAGAGTACTCCTTAACTGCATCATTGACTGGTACTCCGGGATGGAGTCCTGCAAGTAAAGAATTGCATTCAAGTATCTCAGAATCTGTTAAGTCGTTAGCTGGTGTATACCGCGGCGACACAGGGATGAGTTTGGACAAGCATGTCTACAGTGACCGAGAAGCTGTAATGGATTCTGCCTCCCGTTATGCAGACATTATGGATGTTCGTGAACGATACAATGCTCAGGATAACCCTTCATATTCCGCATCAACCATTCGTAACTTAATTAATGGCACAAATGATTTTGATGATGAAGAAAACTATCCGGCAGGTTACGCACAAGGTCGTGCAATAGACCCAAGATTTAGAACTTTTGCAATGCAGAAAGAAGATGTTGCAGAGCCGGGAAGTACTGCATTCTCCGCAGACTTCAACGAACCAACAAGTTGGAACTCAGCTCGCGCACGTCGTGAAAGTATTGCAATTTCAAACTTCGATTCAATCCCTTGGCGTGATATTGAGAACGAAGGTACTGGTGTAAGATACCATAATAGTCTTGAACAGGGTACCAAAGAATGGCACGACATGAGGAACAAGTATGACATTACTGGTTCTACAGTGGGTGTGTACTTAGGTAATAGCAGCATATCAAGACCGTGGGAAGGGTTGATTGATAAACTTGGTATGCAGCGTGGCCCAGGAAGTAAGAATGCATGGACGGAAGAAACATTTGCAAAGGGACATGAATCAGAAGCTGCTGCTCGTCCAAGAGTAAGTTCGCAATTCGGTTTCGATATTAAAGAGGTTGGTGCGATAACCAACTCACAATATCCTAATATGATGTATTCTCCAGATGGGTTAATAGGTGATGACGCTCTTTGGGAACACAAGAATCCTTGGCGTGCTAACAAGTTTTCTGACCTTAATGCTGGCGAGCATCCAGACTACATGGACCAAGTTCAATTGGGCATGCTTATTTCTGGCCGTTCGCGTACTCTGTTCTCTCAATCTTTGGGAGAAGAAACAAGAAGTCAATGGATTGAAAGGGATGAAGGCTGGTACGACCGCAATAAAAGTCGCCTTGATTCTATTGCTGGCCGCTTGGCTGCTGGCAGACAGTACCTTGAAGACAATCCCGGCGAAGTAAACGATAAAGAGCGCATTAATGGTGCTCGTGCTGCGATGATGGGGGAGGGTATCTGGAAGGATGTTAGACAACGTTCTGACAGAGGATTCTCTGCAAGTGCTGGCACTGCGAGCGACCCTTTTGCCCGCACAGGTTCTTCGTTTAATGAAAGTGCTGGCAACGGATATGTTCCAAACTTCACAATGCCTGAACAAAACTTTCCTGCTGTAGTTGGAAGTGGTAACTCTGGAACCGAGTTAATGGCGCAAGCTGTTAAAGAAGGTATCTTAGGTGCTCAGGAAGAAAACAGACAGAAGCGTACTGGTGGTGGAACCTCTTCAACCGGGCCAGAAGAAGACGCAGACTTTGACGGCTTAGGTAATCCTCGTGGTTGGTCACGTCGCAGATTCGATGAAGCAACCAGTGACGGCGGTTCTGGTGGCGGTCGTCGTCCTCCTAACAAGGGAGGCAGTTTCTATGATGATTTTGGAAGGGCTGGTGGTGCTTTGGCTGCTGGCGTTGCTGGTGGCAGTCTTTCGTCTTTAAGTGGTGGAGCAATGCAAGCTCTCATGGCTACGCCGTGGGGACGTATTGCTGGTATGGGTATTGGTGCTGTATCAATTGGTGCAGAGGCAATTGAAGGAATGAATGACTTTGTTGGTTCGGCATTGGATGCTGGCTTAACAAATGCAAATGAATATTCCTCAATTAGTCAGGGCATGGAAATGCTTGGTGCTAACCAACAACAAGCTGCCCGATTAAATCAAACCACACATAGTGCCTACAACACAATGTTGAATGGCGACCCCAGCGGCGCTATACGCATCGTGCAGGGAACCCGTGGCCTAGTAACCATTGGCGACATTCGTTCGGCAGAGGGCGACCCAGTTGCCCTAGCGCGAGTTATTCAGGAAAGGGGACGTGAGCGCGGTTGGTCTATGGCAAGGATTGCCGGGGCAATGGAAATGGCTGGCCTCAATGGTATGGCTCGCTCATATGTCCGACCAGAGCGCCAGAGCGGGGCAGAGGAAGTGGTTCAGAGTGGCAGGGATGCAGATGTGGGGGAAAGTGAAGCGGCCTTCCTTGACGCGAATGCGGAACGCTCACGCCTATCTCCTACCTACCTTGTGCCACAAAGTGCGCTTCAATATGGTGGTGGCATTGCAAGAGGTGTTGCAAATGGAGTCCGTGAAGGTCGTGAAAACGTAAGTGAAGTTGCTGGAAACATTCATGACTTTATTGCTGGTGCTGAGTCTGGAAATAATCCTCTGGCTCGTAGTACAACTTCTTCTGCATTTGGTTCTATGCAAACGTTAGAGGGAACTAGACGTGACCCAGGATTTGGTGTCCGTCCTGCTAAGAACAATTCGCCAGAAGAGGCTGCTCGTGTTGGTCGTGATTATTATGACGCGATGTATAATCGTTATAAAGACCACGACAAGGCAATGGCTGCTTACACAGATGGGCCAGGAACTGTTGATGCTGCTATTAAGAATCATGGTTCGGATTGGTTAACCTATATGCCAGCACAAGCGAAAGCTCGTGTGGATAAATTCCATAAGTGGCAAGAACAAGGTAACACAATCAATGAAGGTGCAACTGGCTTTACTCGCAATGGCATGTCCTATGGACAGACGTCGGCACCAACTGTGGTGAACGTTAATATTAATGCGAAAGTAAATAACCAGAACGCAACTGCAACTGTATCAACTCCTAATGGTCAGTCTGTAACTCAGACTATGAACATGGGCAATGGTGCAATGCAACGTCGTTAAGAATGGTGTCGGGATTCGTCCCGGCATCTACTTAAACTTTAGTTGAGTATGTATTAATTTCAATAGGTATATGCAATGCCGTGGATGCGCAGAGTTGAAGTAATAGTTACACGAAAGGATGACCCAGATGAGAAAACCATTTTCAATGCACATCGTATTGATTTTGAGGTTCGCTCAACTGTAGGTTGGCCAGCTGATACAGCAAACATAACTCTGTTTAACCTTGCTCTTGAAGAAGTTAAATTCCTACAGAACAAGAACTTCGGAGATATGTATATTGAAATTCGTGCTGGATATACAGAAGATGAACGTGGCGTTTCAGGTGGTGGTGTCAATAATTATGTTGATACCAAAAGCAAATCCGAAACAAGGATTGCAATTACAAACACACTTCCAACAATCTTCTCTGGAATAATTACAAATGCTGTAGGTTATCGAAGACCTCCAGAACATGTCACACAATTGTTTTGTATTTCGAAGGCGTATGGTGCATCAACTGATTTTATTCAGATGAAAAAGATTCCACCAAACACCAAACTCATTGATGCAATTAGGTCAATGTGCACTGACTATGGGTTCGGCACTATCTCAACATTCGGTGTTGAAGATTCCGTACTTCAAACTAATATGCCTCGTGGGCGCGTCTTCCATGACACATTCTTGGAAGAGTTTAAGAAAATGCTGGGAGAGTATAATTTACTATTCTCAGTAACAACTGGTGAAATACAAATCTTCCCTGATACGTTTGGGGATAAAGATGCTGTAGACCGAATGTCCAAAGACAGGGAGCCAATCAAGCTTGATGCTAACCAAGTTATTGGGAATCCAGTTGCAGGAATTTGCACATACACCCTAAACACTTTCCTCAACCCATCTTTCCAACCGGGGATGATTCTGGATGTGTCACCACTTCTTGGCAAAGAGTTGTTGGTAAATGGCGTGACCTCAATAACTGGTCAGGGCATTCTTTTAAATACAGACCAATCTGTATTCCGTTGGGCGATGGAAGATAAGTATTTTATAACAGAAGTTGTCCATCATGGCTCTACTCACTCAATCGACTATCAAACTTCTGTAACTGCGTTGCTTGGTGGTAATACAGCAATGGGTGGTAAGGAAGCAAGTTGGCAACAAATGTATGCCAATAGTGGAATGGCAATGGAGTCATTTTAATGTCAATATTTGATACAGACTTGCTTGGTGAAGGGATTAGCAATCTCACAAGTAAGTTTCATTATGGGCCACACCCTTCCGTTATCATGTGGTCGAATGGTCCTGCACCACAGAAGAAAGAAGAAGGATTCTTTGGAGGCACTGCTTCTGCATTGGAGAGCCTTGTATCTTCTAATACTCCGGAGAGTTTCAACTCCTTTAAGTTTGATGCAATGGTCAGTGAAGAACATGAATCACAATCCATTGTTACAAAGTTTCCTGTCAGTTCTGGTTTCTTAGTCAGTGACCATGTTATCAACCAAAACCGTGTATTGAAACTTACAGCGGTTGCTGTGAATATGCAGAACTCCTCAATGTGGTCTGCATCTGTCCAAGGTCTGTCAGTGGCAACTGGTGCGATATTCAATAACCCAATCATACCATTAATTGGTGGTGTGGCTGGTGGCGTTGCCTCTGCGTTTGAGACAAGTGACCGAATCCAATCTACCTATAAGTTGTTCAATGATTTCAGAACAACAGGGCAGAAACTTTATATCTCCACAATTCTTGGACCTTATTTGAATTGTGTTGTTGTTTCTGTTAAAGCAAAGACTGACAAGATGACAAGCGCAATGCTGTCAGTTGAAATCTTATTGGAAGAGTTGCAGGTGATTGGTGATGACGTACTTGCAAATGAAGCCCGTAAAGCAATGCAGTCAATGTCGGACTATTCAGAGTTCGCAAAGATTGCCCAAAGTTTGGGTATGGGTGTTCTTGGTGGTGTTGCTTTACCTGGCCTTGGTGCCATTGGTGACAGCCCTACTAAGCAACTTGCTACACTGAAAGATAAGTTGGCTAAACTTTCTTCTCCTCTATCTTCTGTTAAAGGTCGTCTGATATGATTCGTGATGAACAACAAGCATTAAAAGATATTGCCAAGTTGCTCCCAAACGGTTATGTGAAGACTATTCCTTTTGATACTTCGAAAGATGTCTCATTTGAGTTTGCTGGCGTTACAGTTAAAATGTCAGCTCTTTATTTGAATGAGTATCTTAACTGCTACATGTTTGATTTGGCTTGGGGTTCCACAGATAAAATCTATGGTATCCCTGTCAGGTGTGGTTTGGATATTCTCCAACAATATAAAACACCTCTTCCAAACATGTATGCGTCGAATACAATATTTCCGGGACAGGAAGTAACAAGCTGGCGTCAACTATTTCTTTTCATAATTGATGAGAGTGTGCTCGAACGTGGCTAGTCATAACAACAACCAAAATGCCCCAGATATTAACACAAGCTATCCGGGGTTTATTTATAACTTCGACCCCGATTCTCAAACTTGTGAAGTTCAACTTGCAATCGAAAACCTGTTTATCGGTTATGTAGATGCATATAAGGTTGAGCCAAAACAAAGATTGCAGAAGGTCCCTGTTAAGTTTACTCAGGGCGGTGGTTGGTACTTTACTCACCCTGTTCCAGATGGAACTCCTTGCATGGTTGATTTCGCACAACGTGGGATTGACCACTGGCTGTTCGAGGCTAAAGATTCTGCGGGTATGGTTGGAAACAAACCTGCTCCAGCATTCAGTCAATTGTTTTCACATGAGAGTGCAACATGCACAGTCGGGACGCAGCCAATCCCAAAAGCTATTCCAGGATTCGTTAATGACGTAATGGAACTCCGCAACGCCGACAGAAGTCAAAGACTGACGCTACATAAAAATGGGCAGGTCGAGATTATTACAGGTGCTGCAAAGATAACTATCACGAAAGATTCGGAGATAACCATTGAGGCTACGTCGAAAGCAACTGTTAAAGCGCCGACGATTACTTTGGATGGCGACACGACTGTTACCAAATCCTTAACGGTGCAAGGTGGCATGGCTGTATCAGGTGGTACTGGTGCTTCAATGTCTGTAACTGGTAACATCACCTATACAGGCAATATGACGCAGAATGGTACGTTCACGTTAAATGGTATTGTTGTTAACACTCATAAACACACTAACCCAGAAGGCGGCGATGTTGGGCCGATGAAATCATAATGGCTGGAAACTTAGCTCTTGATTCCAACCACGACATTATTATCGGGCGTGGAGCAACTCGTATTGAGGGTGCTCCACAAGTTGCGCAGTTGGTTAAATGCCGACTGCTAACTCTGCTTGGTGAATGGAAGCAGGATACAAGTCTTGGCTTGCCGTGGTTTACTGGAATCTTTACCAAAAACGTAAGACCTTCCGACATACAGGCAGCTCTTGCAAACATCATACGTTCTACTAACGGTGTTCAACAGTTAATTGATATACAAATTACTCCCGATTTTAGAGCACGTATGCTAACCATTTCATTCGTAGCCATTTCTGACTATGGTGATATTTCGGAATTCGTTGAATGGCAACCATCCAATATGGTGTAACCGATTTAGGATTTGTGCGTAAACCACTTACCGCAATCCTTGATAGTTTGAATAATAAATTCACTGCTGAATTTGGTTCAAACTTCGATGTAAGTCCTGAGTCGCCAGACGGCCAAGTTATCGGTGTAGTAGCTGATGAGATTGACCAATGCTGGAATCAGGCACAACAAGTATTTAACTCGTACCGTCCCGGTGCAGTTAGTGGAGTTGGTTTGGATAACGTTTGTGAACTAACTGGCGCAGTTCGTTATGTTAACGAGCACTCAAGAGTGACAGTGGTCTGTGCTGGCACAGCCGGAGCAAGTGTTCCCGCAGGTTCACAAGTTGGCGATGGAACTATGACGTTCACGCTTGACACGGATGTTATTCTTCCGGGGGATGTAACTGCTGTTGCGGATTCTGCCGGGGAATATTACATTGCACCAAACACAGTAACCAGAATAATCACAACTGGCATCCCTGACTGGACTGGTGTCAATAACCCAGATATTGGTACAACTGGTATTAACTATGAACCAGACCCATCACTCCGAGCACGTCGTGACAAGACCACATCAATTTCAGGTTCAGCCACAGTCGAAGCAATCTATGCAGCACTCTCTGACCTTAATCTTGATTACATTCGTATTCGTGATAATGATACCGGGGCTGCTATTGGCGCTCAGCCAGCGGGCACTGTCTTTGTTGTAGTTGACGGTGGTACCAAGAATGATATTGCTCGTCGCATTTATAATGCTAAGACTGGTGGTGTTCCAACATTTGGTACTGAGTCAATTGATATTGCAGATAGTAAAGGCTACCCGCACACTATTAAATTCAGTCGTTCAAGCAACACTGAAATATTTGTCAAGGGTACTTTCAAACGACGAACTGGTTCTAATGTAAGTTCCAATGATGCTGCCGAGTCTTTGCAGGAAGCAATGATTTCCTACCTGAATTCCCTGCAACCGGGTCAATCTGTTATTTGGTCTGAGCTATTCAAACCACTGATGGATGCAACAATGTATTTGGAAGTGGATTCTTTATTCATTGGTCTTGCTGCAAATCCTACCGGGACTGCAACAATTGAACTGGACATTGACAAACGTGCTCATGGCACTGCTGCAAACATTGTCTTTACAGATGTAACCGTAGGCCCATAAGGAATCATATGGCTGGAAAACACGGAACTGATATGCTTCTTTCACAGTATCAACACTCTGTGAACTTGAAGAAGTATGTCAACATTTTTGTTTCAGAGTTTGAAGAAATACGTCAAGCTCAAGCTGACTCAATTAAATATCGTTATCTGGCTGATTCCTTCGGCATAATGGTTGATGACGTTGCATACCTTGTTGGTGCAAGTCGAATCATTTATGGTGCTGCTGCACTTGGGTATTTTGGTTTCTACGATAACCCAGGTGCTTATCCTGCTGGTGACGATAACGACCCAACAAAAGGTGGTGTTCTTCGCTCTGACTCTGATAAAGAGTCTGGAGACTTTGTTCGTACTGACGTCCAGTTGAAGAATGCTATTCGTGCCCGTATTGTTAAAATTATGGGCAACTGCAATATCGAACAGCTGATTAACTATGTTGAATTAGTGTTGGGACGAACGATTGACCTTGAGATTAAAGAAGGCAATCAAAAGATAGATTACATTGTGCATGGAACTTTGTCGATTGCTGAGAGAGTTCTTATGGCATACATGCTACCAGACTTTAAACCAGTTGGGATTTCAATATCTCTTGCAGATAACTCTGGCAACATTGCACTAGTGTATATCGCAAACGTATATCCGCCGGAGGAATAATGACTCGTCGTTTACTTTACCCAACGTATTGGGCATCTGGCGGTACTGCAACTGACCCAGATTTAGATACAACTGCACCAAGTTTTATTGCTGATAGATATGCCAAAATTGGTTGGGAATCTGAAAAGCCTCCAGAAGCTTGGCAAAACTTTCTAACTCAGATTTCTGACGAGAAAGTTATTAGCATGATGATTGATGGGTTATTGCAAAAGGATGCAAGCGTAACCTATCAGGAAGGTGCTTTATACAGAAGTGCAGATAAGTTCTACAGAATTGAAGGTGGTGTTGAGAAGGAAGTGCTTGACCCCAAGCGAGAAGTTTACGAGGGTTTAGTCGCTTCAATGAAGAAGCTCTATGACGACCACTTAGCTGCCGATAACCCACACCAAGATACAGTGGACACACTGGTCGATAAAAGTTACATCAAAACAGATGTTGATACAATGTTTGGAAGTCCTACCGACCCCAAAACAATTGTATATCACAAAGCACAAATGGGTGCTGGCGTTCATGGTGAAACTGCAACATCAATTGGCTCACTTCCTGCTGCCACTGGTGGTACGTTCACTGGCGATGTAACCTTCTTAAATGAGGCAATCATTCAAGTAACGCCGTCTAAGTACATTCACTACAACAAGGCCACAGCACTGTTTGAACTTGTGAATGGAACTATGGCGACGGGTGTGGATGCAAACGGAAATGGTTATATAGTTGGAACTGGTGGTGCTTCGCTAATGTTATCAGAGGCGAACATTGACCAACTTACAATCGAGTATAACCCATCTTTTGCACTTCCTGTTCCACTATTGAAGGCCAGTTGGAGGTCTGATTTAAGTGATGCCAATAGTGTTGGCATGTGGACTGTAGATACTCCAAATGCACCTGTGTTTAATGGTGGACTTCAAGTTGATAACAACGCAGCAATACTCACATTTGATTCGTTCAATATTCCTGTAACTGTGCAAGTGCTTGTAAAGGAAGCAGACGGAACAAACAAATCCTACGTTGCAGATTTTACAACTTGGACAAATGTGTCTAACACAAACAATCTTCAAACTATGGTTGCTGTTGCAATGAAGGGAACTAATCCAAAATACTTCCGTGAATATATTGTCTATCCACAATTGACCGCACGTCAGAAAACAATGTTGGTAACTTCATAATGTTAAGACCAAAGCTCAATCGTATTTGGGCATCTACAAGTGCGGTTACTAGACGTGACCCCGGTGATGCCAAGTACATCCAAGGTTGGATTTCTGAGATTCCAACCTATCAGGTTTTAAACTACCTGCAATATAAAATTGATACTACGCTTCTGGCACTGGCCGAACGTGGTGTCTTTGAGTGGGGCAATGATGTTCAATACGGACTCAACTCACTAGTTTGGGACGAAACTAACAAGACGATTTATATCTCAACCGTTGGTTCTCCAGATAAAACTAAAGCTCCGTCAGCAAACCCAACTCAGTGGGTTGCAAGTTCGATTCAGGTTTCTCGTGCAAGTTATGATTCTGTCGTGGCAAACATCAATGCACACATTGCAGATATCACTGGCAACCCGCACAAGCTAACTGCTGGCAGATTGAATGCCTACAACAAAGCTGAGATTGACAACATTGTTGCTCAGTATCGCGCACTTGTTAAAACTCACGTTGATGACAAGGATAACCCACATGATGTCACTGCCCTTAGTGCTGGTGCTGTCCCTGCAACCGGAGGAACTTACTCTGGTGATGTAATCTTTAATGCTGGTGTGTGGTTTGATTCTGGTAAAGTGAATGGTCTAGTAAAGACTGGTGGTATTTATCTAAAGAATGGCAATGGTCAGATTGGTATTTCTGATGCTGGTGTTGCACAAGTTGGTAAAACTGGTGCGCTATCTCCAATTGTTTCGGAAGCCTCTTTCCCAAATCTTAAAGCTGCACAAGAGCCAGACTATACTGTACCACTCCCAATCCATGCACAAACTTTGGTTGGCGACATAAACACCTACACAGGCATGTCTTGTGCAGTGTCCAATATTGACCCAGATTTTATTGCGTCTCTTGGGTATGTATTGGGTGCAGCAAACTTGACGAACAATTCTTTCAGTATGCGTGGTGATGTTGAGTTTACAAATGCTTCTGGAACCACTATTGCTATTGACTTCTATGAAGGCTCTGGTCGAAATACTGACACTAAAGATTCTTTAATTGTTGGAATAAACACTCCAACGAATAACGTAACGGTGTTGGCTACGGCAGACGGAAAAGTTCGTGCTCAACGAATGTTGAATGTTTCTGGAAGTGCTGTATATGAAGGAACATCTAACTTTGCCCTGCCTTCACAAATTGGTGTGTGGAGAAGATTGGTTGGTGTGTTCAATGGCAACACTGTGAAACTGTTTGTTGATGGTGTGTTGGTTGGTTCTAACACTACTGCAACTGCCACAAGTACCTCAAACAATGGTGCCCCATATGTAACTGCACTGAACCGGGCAGCAAATGAGGCAAGAACTTGGCGAGTTAGGAATTTCCGTATTTGGAACTTGGAACTCACTGACAAACAAGTCTCAACTTTATAAGGAATTATAATGGCAAGAGGGTATTCTCTTGGTGCACTCACTCGGGATTTGTATAACTTAATTTATCCAGTCGGTATTTGTATCGACTTTGATAATAATACAAACCCTAACAACACGTTTGCTGGAACTACGTGGGTGCAGATTACCGACGGATGCAACGTTCGTACTGCAACATCTTCAACTGTGGGTACTGCTCCTGGCAATATTAGTGCAACTGGTGGTTCAGATACTGTAACCATTGGTGCTGCAAACATGCCGGTGCACAACCATACATTTGGTGCGACAAGTTCGAGTGTTGACCTTGGAACTAAAACTGTTTCAACATTTGACCATGGTACTAAAACTACCTCTCAATTTGATTATGGAACTAAGGGAACCACTGGCACAGATTTGGGGACGAAGACCACATCAGGTAGTGGCAGTCACAGACACCAAACTGGTGTTGAAGGTTCACTAAATGGTGGTGGTGGTCATACAACAGTTCCAGAAGTTCCGGGTGCTGGTACGAAAACTTACACAGATACTGTTGGTAACCATACTCACACAGTTGTAATGGGTTCGCACTCACACAACGTTGCAATTGGTGCACACACTCATACAGTTGGTATTGGAACTCACAACCACACTGTTGTAATGGGTGCACACACTCACACAGTCAATGGAACAACTGGCAATGCTGGTGGTACTACTGCACTTAACGTAACTAACAAAGTTCACTACTATGCTCGCTGGAAACGCACTGCATAATGGATAAACAAATGGACCGACAAACACTTCAAATGGTTTGGGAGTACATGCATCAATATGGAGTTCTTCATGGACTCCTTGCAGGATTAACAGCCTTAATCCGTGGTGCATATGAAAGTGAAGGACTTTGGAAAGCCATTCTTGATGCACTGTTGTGTAGCTTGATTGGAGTGTTTGCTTTTCAGATTGCTGGAACTTACGATGCGTTCACAACGAACGTAACTATGCAGCTAGTTCTTGCTATGGCTATTGGTGTTGTTGGTGCAAACCTAATCATCACCACTGTACGCGATAGTTTCTCTGCTGCTATTAAACAACTTAATCCGCTAAATTGGTTTAAGAAGGCCAAATGATAAGGATGCCCAATGGTAACATTGAAGGCACTTGCATTAGGTTTAGCACTATTTTCGAACAATGCTCTGGCTTCGGCTGGAGCTTTCGAAACCCCGTTAATCCAATATGCAAGTCAAGCTTACTTAGATGGAAGTCTCAAACTTACTTCTTCACAACGGAAAGAGCTAGACTGTTTATCTAAAGTAATATGGTATGAATCTCGTGGAGAGAGCAAACGTGGAAAGATTCTTGTAGCTAATGTCGTTCAAAATCGAACAACATATGGAAAGCCATTCGCTACAACCGTTTGTGATGTTGTCTATCAACGCAATCAGTTTGCATGGACACGAGATGCGAAGAAGAAGAATGCAAAGTTTAAGAGTGTTGCAAAGAAGCACCTCGAAACTGAGAACAAGCAGGTGATGGATACTATTTCTATTGCTATGAAGATTGTTTTATTTAACCCAACTCCAATCACCAAGGCAACTCACTTCTGTTCTAAAGGTGAGAGGTGTGCATTTGGTAATGTGAAACGGTTGGGCAAGGTTGGCAATCACACTTTCTTTGAATATTTGGGAAACAAATCATCATGACCACATCAAGATTTACATACTGGTTTCGGGTTGGTGGCAAATGGAAAATGACTCATAGTCTCGAGAAAGCTAAAATGCTGGAGAGACAAGGGTTCACCATTGTTGCTGGAAATAAGCCGGGTAAGTTGTAGATATAAGGAAATGTTTAATGAGCGGCAAACCTCCTATTAAAGTTGTCAGGGATGATGCATTGGCAAGGTTCAGATTAGACACAACATGGAAAGATGTAGATGTTGGTAACTCTATAAAGTGGTACCATGTTGCTTCTATAATCTTAATCACACTGGCACTACCACTGATGCCAATATTATTTAAATATTTTTGTTAGTAAGTTGCGAGAAATGGGTGTATTCCGTTAGGAATGCAGTCATTTTAAGCATGAAAATAACAATAATTCCCTATAAAATAAGTCAAAAATTAGCTAAATATTGCTACAATATTGGCTTATTCTAAAGGGAAATTAACAGGATTTATGCTGAAATGGTCGGTCAATTGTGGTTATAGAGTGGAACTGCTTGGTCGGTCAATTGTTCGAAATTACGGTGGGTTCGAGTTAAACTATGCTACGAAATTAGGTGTCGTATAACAATTCAATTTTTATAATTTTTTTTATTTCAGGCAAGCGAGGAGGGAGTGTCCAACGTCCTATCGGACTTAAATACGGTCCCTACTCCAACTTTTTCTACGCCTATCGGCTTAATACCAAACCAAGTTAGGCGCTACGCTAATGAGTCAAGGTCAAGGGAATGACGTGTGATAGGTAGTATACAGTCTGAGACATTAGTTGGATGTGATTGTGAGAAGGCTACGCCAACTTAATCCGTTTCATAAACTATCTCACAACTAATTGGAGCTTATCATGACTATCACTACTCAGACTATGAAATCCGTTGTTCCTTCAATCGCTGCGTTAGTATTCCGTGCCAAAGAGAAACAGTCTTATCTTGAGCCACAGACTTGTGCACTGGCTGCGTTAGCCATGTTCCACATGATGACGTCTTTCGTTCGTGATGACGTTGTACCAGCCATGTCGATGGTTGCACTTGCTGACTCTTCTATCCATCGTGCTAACTCTAGCAACAACGATATGAAGCAATATCACTACATCGATGGTGGCGTTAAGCTGATTGGTTTGGCTAAGCACTTTGGTTTCATCACCATGAACGAAGACAAGTCATTCCAGATGACAGATGCATGGGTTGAACTTGTTACTACCAAAGACACTAGCATTCCATTCACTGTTCGTGTCACTGATGAGAATCGTCGTAAGCCATTTGTTAAAGGTGGCAAGGTTAAGCCTTCCAAGTTGCTCAAGTCTACAATTGAGTTCTTGCAGGACACTGAGTATCACGTTGACGCTTCAATGGTTGCAGTCATCAAGAAGGTGCTTGAACTCAAGCGTTTCAATGGTGAGCAGATGCCACTGGCAATTAAGCAAGAGGAACATGTTTGGAACAATGCTGTAGCAATGGCACTTCAAGATGTCCTGTTCTCTGATTACTTTGCTGACAATCGTGGTCGTTTGTATCACGTTGCTTGTGCTGGTCCAAATCCACAATCGAGTGACTTTGCTCGTTGCTTGTATTCTCACAATGTTGAGAACTTTGTCAACAAGCTGAACGAAGATGGTTCAACTACCGAAGCATACAACATGTTCATTGCTGAACTTGATGATATCGCTGGTGGATATTGGAACAAGGCTTCCACTCTTACACGAGTAGCTCAAAACCCAGCAGGCTGGCTTTCTCGCATTCTTTCAATGAGCAAAGATGGTGTTGAGATTGAGGGTGAAATTGTCAAAGCTCCTAAGAAGCCATTCACCTATGTACGTCTGGCTCTGGATTGGTTCCAGTTTGAAACAACTGGTGCATGTGATTCTCGTGTAGGATTTGGCTTAGATGCTAAATGTTCTGGTACTCAGTATTTAGCATTCATTGCTGGCAATATGGAAATGGCTCGTGCAACTGGTCTGGTTGACAGTGAAACTAAAGCATCTGACCCATATCAGTTATCTCTGGTAGAGTTGATGAAACTGTTATCTAAATCATCAATGAATCCATCTAATGAGATTAAGGATGCATACCTCAACCCTAAAGCAGGTCGTAACTTTATCAAGACTCCATACATGGCAGTACAGTATGGTGGTGGTGTTGGTGCTTTAACTGGTAACAAAGACTTCTGTGATTATGTTGTCAACAATCTGGAAGTTGATATTGCCAAGCTGGCAGACTTTGCTGAACTTTGTGTTGATGCTGTACATGCTGCACTTGGTGAAAAGATTAACCTATTCATCAACCAAACTATGGCTGCTGTGAAAGCTAAGTGTGATGCTCTTGCTAAACCTTACTTCACATACAAGCACACTGATGGTCTTACTGTTCTTAAACCTTGCTTCCCATCACGTGACATTTGTGAAGCATTCAGCATTCGTGTTGATTCACAAACTCGTGTTATCTTTGGTCAGCAAGTTGACAACAAACCTTGGACTATTCGTGAGAGCAATCCAACTCCTGAGGAATTCGTTCGCACCTTCGTTGTTAACTACATTCAGGGTATTGATGCATTGGTAGCACGTACTGTTGCCAAATATGCTAAAGCTGCTGGATTACGTGGATTCACTTCTATTCATGACTGTTTCCGTTGCTGCTTGGCAGATGCTCCTAAGATGATGGAAGTTATTCGTTTAGCTTACATCGAAGTATTTGTTACCAACAATCAGTTCGAATCACTTAGCAAACAACTTGGTGGCATTAACATGTTCCACGAGAATATCGTAACAGAAGAATTGCTCAACTCTGAGCATGCATATTACTTCTGCCAGTGAGTTATAAGAATATGGGAGCTTCGGCTCCCTTTTCTTGTTCTAATTAATCTTAGAGCTGGATTCAATATTGGATTCATCTGTAACATTAGTTGGAATTGAAGTAACAGAATACGGAGACATTTCCGCATGACATATTGGAACTGGTTGCAAACAGATTCAGCATGTCAACTTGAGTCAAAGTGTGATTACGTTTGGCAACGTAGAACTCCCTGAGTTTGGCCGCTCAGAGTTCCAGTCACCATGATGAGAGTAGGAACCTATTCGAAACTGTTACTTCAAGTGTAGTAACTTGGCATTACCGAGGTTTGAGTGTGGTTGGTATCCTTCTGGCGTAGCGGATGTTCGCGGACTACGGAAAACACTCAGCATGTCCAATTGTTCCAATATTGTCACAGTCCTATTATCAAGGCCCACCCACAAGCCGGGACTATTTAGACATGATTGGAACTTTTGGTACATGCGAACGTTTAGAGAATGAATTCGGTATCGGAGGAAAGTCCGAACAAAGCAGCAGGATTATTACGCCAGCAGCCACCGAAATTGAGCAACAAATATTGTGACAATATTGCCGCATTTGTGGCATGTAAATATCGTACAATATCCGCATGTTAGAATGTGGCAGATTCGTTAGAGGACTAATCACCTCGAAGATACGAGAGTTCACCAATCTGGCATGTGGATTCGTTACGACAATTGTGACAATTTAAATCATGTAATATTGTAACAGTATTGTGCAAACCCGCATGAATACTGGGCTACAGCCAAGCGAAGGCTTTTCATCGCATGTAATATTTGTGACAATATTGGGATTTTTAAAAGATTAATTCTTTTTATTTATCTCTTGATGGTCGGTTTTTCTCACTTGTTTCTACTGGATTGAATGTGCCAAATACGTTCAAGATACTGAAATGAGTGGGAGGGATTAAACGTAATTAATGTGCATGTCATATTGTGACAATATTCTCCATTTGGCGGAGTTTAACGTTACAATATTGGCATGTCATTTACGTCTAATTGCATGAAAGATAGGGCTAATTCTAAATGTTTATTGGTGACAGTAAGTATCTAGAATAAGCTCCAATTTATTCAACTTGATAGTTTGGCACGTATTGTGTCACATACTCCCTGATGCTTTAAGGTGGATTAAGGAACGAGAAAGCCTCCACAACCGTCTGATGGGAGTTTAATTTAAATTAGGAGTTTAAATGAACATTGAAGAGCAATTTGAGCAACTCATTGCATGTGCAGTTTGGGACGTCAATGAGAGTAAAGATTTAATCGAAGCTTTCCGTAAAAAGTTAGCAACTGCTGTTCGTATCATCGATGAAGAGTTTGGTAACTCTGATGTTGAGATTGAACGTCGCCATAAATATTGGGAAAGTGAATAATGGCTATTGTAAAACAATGCATGTTCCAAGACCTTCTCGATGGTCAAGTATTTAAGCACAAAGGTAAACGCTGGATTAAAGTTGCAGAATCCGGCGATTACAATGCTGTAAGCTTCCACAATTCAAATCTGTCTTGTGATTTTGGATTATCCTGTATTGTTGAACTTGAAGTTTCACTTGAGCCAACTGAATGGGATTTAGTTGACGATGAAGAAGTGCAACGTTCAATCGAAGGTTACAAGGAGAATTTCTGATGCGCTATCAACTTGTTCAACTGCCTGTAAATGAAACCTTATCATCATTTGTTCTTCTGGACATTGTAACAAAGGTTTGCAAACTGCGTGACCAATCAATTTACCCAGAAGATGGTGGCAAATTGGTGTGGAAGAATGCTGCTCATAACGATGCAGTATTAAACCGTGTTATGACCTGCGGTGTTGTAGTTGCAGAAGCACATGACCCGAAATTCCTTGCTGCTCATGGATTTGCATAATGAAGTGGGTTGTGTATTACCGAATCATTGGCGGTATTGATGCAGTTATTCGATACCGTAATCTTGCCATTATGCAACATGACATTGAAATGGAGAAGGATAAACAATTCGACTACATTAATGCATGTACAGTCTGTGATGATGGTAGTGAAGAAATTGTGTATTCCAATGTTGAGGAGATATTAAATGCGCATTAAGTATAAATCTGCATTATATGCAGCATGTTATGGTGGAAGCTATAAGCATGTGAAGAAATTGTTGAAGCGTGATAACAAACATGTTCCAGCAAGACAAAGGGCTAAAGCATTTAAGCTAATTAAAACCGACTTTAACGCATTCTTAGGTGTACTAAATGCAAGATAATCGCTTAATCGAAATACTACTTGGCACAATTGCTGGGCGTGGTGTTCGTAAACATTGGTTCGATGGTGTGGTCAACTTTGTTGGCCTACTTATTGTGTTGGCATTTTGCCTATTCATTGTTATTGGGATGATTTGAAATGAGCAACAAAACTGCTTTTAATTTGTGTGTAGCTCGTGCAAATGATATTCAATATCGTGCAATCTCACTGATTACACCACCAACAATGGTTGTTGCTGCAACTGTAATTCAATATGCTGACCGTCGTATTAAAGAACTTGAAGCACAAATCGAAGCAATGTTGGAAACAGCAGAAGGTGCTGGCATTCCACGTTGTCAGTTTGATGACGATTTAAAATAAATCTATTGGAGAATTATCATGACTAAAACAGGCATGAGGCTTGTTCCAATGCGTGGTAATTCTCTTGGGGATTTCACGCCATATAAAATCTATACAGTTATTTCTGGCACTGGTGAAGCAAATTTGTCAGAAATTGCTTTAAGATTGGGTCATTGTGTACACACTGAACGTTCTTGTAATGTAGTTGATGACAAGGGTATGATTCGTTTTGTAACTTTAGATTTCTTTCGTGAATTCAGATTGGAATCAGGAGTTTTGTACCATGATTAAGAAGCTTGTTTGGTATGATTGCCCAATTTGCATCCACAGATACGGAGAGCACGAAGTATTTGCTGAATGTCGTTCTGCTGTTGGGCAATATGGTGCAATTGTATTGGCAACCATTTATTGTAAATGTGGCTTCAAACTTGCTGAGGAAATTGTAGACAACTCTGGAAACATTACTCCAAGTAAGCATTAGTTGGAATTGATGAAGGTTGCAATCTTTGGGCGTGGTATTTCAATAGCTATTCTGGATGAGTTGATAAATGTTGCCAACATCATTCAAGAATCTTATATTTACATACCCACCCCACAAGAAGTATTCATCTTAGATAATTTTGTTGAGTCAACACCGTTTGTTGACAGTTATCAATCACGCAATGAGCGTCCGATAATTTGGGAAGCGTCCCTGAAACAGTTTTATCGAATGTGTACATATCATGCTTGATTCGGCCAATTTGAGAATCCTGTGATACTATTCCAGCAAGACTGGTAATTAAATTTAGATTTAAGTTATTGAAAGTAGCTTTTGTATTTGTTCTTAGTCCAGTCAACCTAGCGCTGCTAGAGGTAACTGAGTCTTTGAGCAAATACCAAATGTTATTTAAACAACTGAGGAAGTATTATGCTGTTACGTGACGAGAAAACTGGTCGTTTAAAGAAACAGCCAGCTAAAATTGGTGACAAAGTTATCATGTTCATCAATAACAGAAATGCAATTCAGACGGAAATTGGTTTAGGCTTCACGCCAATGAAGCCATACAAAGTTATTGCAACTCAAATGTCTAAAGAAGGGAACCGTAAGTGTTGGAATACCACATATCCACTTTGTCCACGTCCAGACCGATTTGGTGTATTCGTCATTGATGATTTGGGTGACAAACGTTATGTAAATTTGGGCACTGATGTATTCGGAATCACTGTGGAGGTTCTGCCAAATGAATAGTATTAAAGAGTCTCCATTTCAGATGGAGTATCACAACGGTGGAAACAGGCTGTTCCTAGTTCGTGCACCAAAAATCTCCATTGAAAGGAGTGACCGGTATATGGTTGGCGACCTTGGGTGTGTATTCCCAGCAATAAAAGAGACAATTGCTGTTGAAATGATTGACCAATATGGTGAATCTCTGTCAATAGTTGGTAATACTAGTACAGTAATGAATATTTTGGAGAAGTTAAAATGATTGATTTATGTCTAACAATTTATCTGTATGGGATTATCCCATCATTCTTTGTGTTTACGGTTATCGCATTCATTTGGTATGAAGTAAGTGAAGTATCCTTCTGCAAGTTGATTTGTGCGCCATTCATTTGGCCAATTGTTGTAAGCGTGTTCGTTTGTATTTGTATTGCAGACGCATTGAAGGGACGGAGACAGAAATGAACAAAGGTTCACTAGTTTCGTGGCATGGTCACGACTATATCGGCGGTAAATGTTCTAACTTTACTCGCAAAAAGATTTACAAGGTCGTAGCTGGCCTTGGTGATGGTGTTCCTCGTAATGATGGAACTTTGGGTGCATTCATTACAAGCGAGACTCAGTTTGTAGTTGAAGATGATTGCGGTAACTTGCGTGTTCAGTCAATTGGCTCCAGTAATTGGAAGTTGATTCGTGCAGCAAGCTCTAATTACAAACCAAAGCCAGAAGCAGCATCGCCAATTGTTCATGGCCACCATGTGTCAATGAATGTTCTGGTGCAGAATGCTGTAGTTTCACAAGGTGAACTTAGTGAAGGCGACAAGTTCGGTCACGGTTAAAATCAAGCGGCGTTTCCACAAAGGTGCGCCGTATCGAATCAATCAAAGATAAGCTAAGGAGACTGAATGCGTGAATTTTTAACTGCTGTTGGAGCGATGATTGCATTTACAGCCGTCGTCGCTGGAGCAGTGACATTCCTTTCCTACACTGATTGTGAAAATAAAGCAGAAATGTTTGGAACTCAGTACAAAGTGATTTCAGGTGGTGAATGCTACCTCAAACTTGATGGCAATTGGGTTCCAGAGAAGTTTTATAGTCTAGCTAAATCCTTTAAAGATTAGTTGGAAGTGATAGGAACGAATAGTTTAGCAATGACGCTGAAACTTAAACTGTAAATTACTTAAATAAGAGAGCAAACTATGTCCACAACCAAAGTGTACGACGATACAAACACCGGCATCATTGGGGCCAATGATTACAAACAGAAAGACACACATCCAGACGTAAAAGGTCGCGTAAACGTTGACGGCCTTTGGTATTGGGTATCAGGCTGGAACAAGGAGGGTTCAAATGGTCGTGAATTTACTTCACTGGCATTAACCATTATGACTCAGGACGATGTTGACAAAATGATGGCTAAACGTGCAGAAAAGAATGCACCACAGCAGCGGAATCAGCAACGTACTCAACCACCAGCAGCGGCAAACAACCCAGCACCACAGCAGTCAATTCCAGAAGGGCATCCTGCACAGGAACCGCCAGCGGGTTTTGACGAAGATATCCCATTCTGATGAAACGTTGCTCTTGCTGTGGAATAACCAAAACCACAGCAGAGTATCAAAAGCGTGCTGCGTCTAAAGACGGGCTTACATCATCTTGTAAGTCTTGTCTTTCTTTGCGCGACAAAGCCAGAGATACTCCAGAACGCGCAGCGCAGCGAAAGGCGTATCAACATGGTGTTGGCAAAGAGGTTGCAAACGCTGCAAAGAAAAGGTACGACAAAGCGAATCCAAAGAAACGCAATGCTCGTGTCGCAGTGGGTAACGCAGTCAGAGACGGCAAGCTGATTAAGAAATGTTGTGAAGTTTGTGGAGGTGTAGAATCATTTGCTCATCACGACGACTACAATAAACCTTTATTAGTGCGTTGGTTATGCGACCTACACCACAAAGAATGGCACGACAAACACGGTGAAGCAGTAAACCGAATCTGATAATTCTGAGGGGTCATTGGAAACAGTGGCCTCAATTGAATTGTTACAGGAGGCATTATGAAGATAGCAATAGCGGAACCAATTCACACAAGGCATAATTCCTGTGTTAAGGTGTGTGTAGAGGATAACACAAAATTGGGAGAGCTTATAGTCTCCGCACGATTTGGTGACTGTTTGGTTGTAGGTTTTGAAGAAGAGCCAGCTAGCCGCCACCCAGTAAAAGTTAAAATTGACGACTATGAAATTCCAGCAATGGAACTTGAAGTTGATGATGAAATATGGTACAACCTGGCATATGTCAGAATTACTAAGCTGAACAAAACTCAGGGAACTTATCATATTTATGCAGACGCAGTGAGTCTGGATACTGGCGCTAAAATGCCAAGCATAAAGATTCCAAAGAAATCTATAGTTAAAATCAAATCACGAGAGGTAATTGCAATGCTGCACGTACAAAACACTCACGAACAGTCTGCCAAAGTTACGGCAAAATTGGAACAGCTATTAAACATTCTGAGCACTGAACCAAAGTCAGACGGTAAGATTGGTTTAGGTACGAGCATTTCCATTGACAAAGAAACTCTCGTCAATGTGGCTCGTTCAGAGTTGAAGGCAGAAGGTAGCAAACTTGCCGAAATGATGAAGAAGATTTAAATGACTAAATATTATGGAGCATTTGCAGCCATAACCTGGATAATTGCCGTTACAGTATTCGGATATCATATGGAGCCTATCAGATTGTTGGCTTTAAGTATTGGTGGCGGTGGAGTAATTATAATGATTTTTGGAATCATTGATTTAATCATGCGACCATATCCGTAATTAACAGAGCATTCTTACGAGAGTGCTCGATTAATTGAACTGGAGGAGTTATGGAAATAAACGAAAAGATTAGCTTCAATAGTTACGCAGATTTGATAGAGATTTGCGCATACAACGAAGATGAAGGGATTATTGCCAGCATGAGTCCTCAAGAGGCTTTGGTGTTGGCAGCAGTGCTCACCAAATCTGCCACAAGAATTTTGACGGAGAAGTAACTTGTATGTTTACTACCAAAGTTATAGATTTCCAGGTGCAATATACACGCACAGGATTACCGTTCATGAAAACCCTAATGGACGTTTACGTGAAGTACTCGAAGCTAAGTATGGAAGTAAAGCGGTCACTTGGAACAAAAGAACCAAACGACTCTATGTTCGTGAAACTCTGCGAATTGCCAGAGTACATAAAAATAAGCCAAGAACTTCACAAACCCGTAAATATGGTGAGTGGAATTTCGCCACAGTCAGGAACTATGCGCTCAACATCAGGGCCAGAATTGACGTGGAATGCGTCGATAGAATCGTTGCAAGAATGGCAGAATTCCCTGATTAAACGGGAGTCAGACCACCAGCGCCTCATTGAACATTACATGAGTAAATATAATTGCTCTCGCCAAGAGGCGAAAATAGCAACATTTGGAGAAAGATATGGCCTACAAAAAGCGTTACACGAATTCGGCAATCGCGGCATTGTGGCTAGCATTTGCGGCGTTCATCCTATTGATTTCAGTAACTTGGAACGTAGTATTAGCCCCTGGCACGCATACGAGAACGGCAAAGTTTAGTTGTGATGGAATTGAAGTGATGTTGTTTGCGTCAAATGTGGGCAACATTACTGGAAGTATTTCCAACCTATCCCGGAACTTGGACAGAAGTACCCGGAACTGAGGATTATAAGTTGAAGTTATTCAACATTGATACTGGCCAATTGGCAATCATGGGTGATAGTCTGGATGGAATTCCATTCCTGCAAATCTATCGCGATGTACCAACATACGGCATGCATCAACCTCTCCACTCCCTACGTTGTCGAGTAAAATAATGGCCAAATTATTCTCAAAGGAGTTCACAATTGATGGAATTCCCTATTTATTAGAGTCAGGATGTCCCAACGACATCTGGCCAAATCTTTGCGACCGAGTCCAGAAGGACTTGATTCGCATTGGTAAAGAGGCAGCCAAATCCATGTATTCCGAAGCCACAGCAGTTGGCATGACGAAATTTGGTTCTGGCCTTGTCTCTTTTAAACTCACTATTAACCCACAAGGGAACAATTTCCGATGAAATTAAGTGAACTGGAGGGTGCAGTAACTAAAGCTCAGGCTGATGAAGCTGCACAGAATTCCTACGTACAGTCTTTAGGCCAAAAGGTCCAAGAGGGTGAAACATCCATCGAAGTGTTTGCAGATAACATCTGGACTACTGTTGATTTGAAAGCCTTCTGGCAAGTTCAATACGATAAGTATCTGACAATGGCTGCATATGCTGGTAAGCTGGTCGACCTTAACCAAACTTTGCAAGCTGCATTAAATGACGGCCTGAAAGATGTTGTAGTTCCTGTGGCAGCACCAAATGTCTAACGTCAAACTTGGACAACGTTCCCTCGACCGTTTGAGAGGCGTTAATCCAACTTTGGTGGCAGTATTGAAGAAGGCGTGTGAAAGCATGCCTTTTGATATCACTGTGCTGGAAGGATTACGAACTCCAGAACGTCAGCAGGAACTGCTAAAACAGGGTGCAACAAAAGTTAGTGTAAGCCGACACATGTCTGGTAACGCTATTGACATTGCACCATATCCAATCGACTGGGAAGATACCAAGCGGTTCAAGCAAATGGCACACGAAATGTTTGCTGCTGCTAAAGAACTTGGCATCATCATTCGTTGGGGCGGTAATTGGAGTCGGATTGATGAAAATCAACCATATCCACCAATCGCACCGGGCAAGAAGAAACTAATCGACATGCCGCATTTCGAATTACCAGAATAAATTATTCCAATAGGAGCAACCAATGGAATACAACGAAATCCCTACAGCAATCAAAGTATTAAAAGATGAGTCACAACGGTGCAGTTATGCGCTGGAATACGACATTCCACGTTGCCGAAACGAGGAAACTGGAAAGGTTAAAGTGAGTATCGGCGACCGCACAATTCACCTCAATACTGAAGCGTTGAAAACTTTCATCAACAATCAAATGTTGGATAATGACAACGGGGTTAAACGCCTCGAAGACATCCACGATACTTTGAAAAAGGTTGCTGTCGGGCTTATTTAATAAGTTTAGCCCATGACAAAACATCTGCAACCAACTCCATTCATGAATATCCTTAATACGGAGCAAATTATGGGTGCACAATCAATAATTGACCAGCTAAAACGTGACGTCAAAGATAAAACGTTGCTCGTTCGCTTCTATAATTTGAAGAACGGTACTGATATCTGGATTGACGGACTTTGTTGGCGTCTTTATGACTTCGATATGAAAATGTATCTCTCAGAAGAGTTTGGAATTAACATTGATGAAATGTTGAACCAGTTCCGAGAAGAACCTTTCACATTTGACGTCATGGATGCTGACGATGACTTCATCAAACGCCACTGTTTCAACAAGAATGGTGTGTTTAGTCGAACAACCTACGACCATTTGAATGACGCATTGGTTGATATGTCTGACGAAGCCATTGACGCTGGTGTGGCATCTGGAATTTCGATTGATAACCTTAATTCAGACGTTTATCGTGGCAAATGGCCTACTTTTGCAGCATTTGCAGAAGACCGTTTCAATGAATTAAGTCTGCATGAGGTTCCAGAGGCATATCGGAAGTTCATTGACTACGAGAAAGTTGCAGAGAGTTATGAGCAGGACTTTTACTACAATGAAGGTCATGTTTTTGATGCAACGTATCGTTAGTGCAGACTGGTTACAACCCGGTGAAGTAGTTTACCACGAACCTCGTGGACATTATTATGAATTACTTCACCGGACTCTAATTAAGTCTGATAAGAAGGATGGTTCAAGTTGGTTAAGTGGTTGGTGTTACCAAGAAGTAAAATCTGTTGAAGTGCTGAAAGGAAAGATTCGGCATGAGCCACCAGCGGGAGAGGTTTATTCTCGACCTATGGAATTATTCGACGAAGATTGGCGACTGGTGTTACCGCTGTAGTTCCAATTGTTACCTTATCGTTCCAAGCGGGTTTGTAACTCGTTTGGGACTTCTTCTTCACTTTCGGCATTAGTAGGAAGTGCTTCTGTTGAAGGTCTGTAAA